CGAGGTCCGGCCCGGCCGAGCTTCCGACCGACGTGCGGGTGCGGATACGGCCGGCCGCCGGGTCAGCACAACGAGCCGGTTGCCCGCCGCGCGCTGGCCCCGTCCCCGGTCATCTTCATCCCCGGCCAGCGGGAGTCGTCGTGACCTACACCCTGCTGATCCTCGGCGCCACCGCCGCCGGCTCTGTGATCGCCGTCGAGATCCTCGACCGCGCCGCCACCCACCTGCTCGACGTCTTCGGCGCCGGCTGGACGCGCCTCGCCAACTCCCTGAAGGGCCGCCGCTGATGACCGGACCCGAGCACTACCGCGAGGCCGAGCGTCGGCTGCTGATGGCCTGGGAGGAGAACCGCACGCTGGAGGACACCGCGCACCTGGTGGCCGAGGCGCAGGTGCACGCCACCCTCGCCCTGGCCGCCGCGACGGCGCTGATCGACGAAACGCCGCGCAGCGACGCCTTCGGCAACTACCGCTCGTGGCAGGCCGTCGCGGGCATCGACGGGAGCGACTCCTGATGACGCCATTCCTGTCCATGCCGCTGCTGACCAGGTTGCGCCGTCGGCCGGTCGTCGGCCCGAAGCGGGCGCCGGTCCTGCGGTTCGAGCGGATCGAGTGGCCCTACCCGGCGCTGGAGTTGGTCCGTCGCGACGGTGCGGGCTGGCTCGTGTGCCCGCTGACTACCGACCTCACCACGCGCCCGCTGGTCGAGCGCACTCCGTCGGAGGGCTGGCTGTGACGTCCTACCTCTACCCGTCCGGCGCCCAGGTTGTTCTGGCGCCGGGCGCGGGCCCCGACGACGAAGCCTGGCATGCCGCGCGCCTCCAGGGCCTGGGCGGTTCGGACATCGCCGCCGTGGCCGGCCTGGACAAGCACCGGTCGGCGCTGGAGATCTGGTACACGAAGACCGGCCAGCCGGTGCCGCGCCGCGAGGACCCGGTCCTCGACGAGGCCGCCCTGATGGGGCACCTGCTGGAGCCGGTCGTCGCCGAGCGATTCCAGGCGATCACCGAGCTGCCGTTCTACCCGACGCCCGGCACCCTCCAGGCGCTCGACCCGGAGTGGGCGCTCGTCAACCTGGACGGGGTGACGCTGGAGCACGGCGAGTACGGCGTCGTCGAGCTCAAGACCCGCTCCTCGTACGCCCTCCAGGACTGGCTGGACGAGCCGCCGACCGGACCGTACCTCCAGGTCCAGCACTCGCTGCTCGTCACCGGCTGGCGCTTCGGCTACGTCGCGTGCCTGATCGGCGGGCAGCGGACCATCGTCCACCGCGTCGAGCGGGACGACGAGCTGATCGCCGGCCTGGTCCAGATCGGCGCCGAGTTCTGGCAGCAGGTCCAGAACCGCACCGCGCCGCCGGTCGACGGGTCCGAGGCGACCCGGGACCTGCTGCACCGCCTCCACCCGGACGGCGACGCCCCCGCAGTCGTGGCTGATGCGACCGAGGTTGAGCAGCTGCTCCGCCAGCGAGCCGCAGCCAAGACCCAGGCCAAGGCGGTTGAGGCCGAGCTGACGGCCGCCGAGAACCGGCTGAAGGCCATCGCCGGCGACGCCACCGAAGTCCACATCCGGGGCCAGCACGCCTACTCGTGGAAGCCCAAGCGCGGACAGATCAGCTGGAAGTCCGCCGCGTTGGACGCCGACCCCGACATCGACCCCGAGCCGTACCGCGGCCAGCCCACCCGCGAGCTGCGCGTCCACCTGGAGAACCTGTGACCCTCGCCGACACCCGCAACGCGGTCGCCCAGCGCGCCCAGAACGCTGGCCAGCCCGCCCAGCAGCAGGCGCCCAGCCTGATCCAGCAGATCGAGATCCTGCGGCCGCAGATGGCCCGCGTGCTGCCCGCCCACATCGACCCCGACCAGATGGCCCGCGCGGTCATCACCCAGCTCCGCAAGACGCCGAAGCTGATGACCTGCACCACTGAGTCCGTTCTCGGCGCCGTCATGACGTGCGCCCAGCTCGGCATGATGCCCGGCCCCGGCGGCGAGGTCTGGCTGATCCCCCGCAAGGGCAAGGCCGAATTCCAGCTCGGCTACCAGGGCATGGTCACCCTGTTCTGGCGCCACCCGGCCGCCTCCGGCCTCACCACCGCCACGGTCTACGAGGGCGACGACTTCGAGCACGAGGAAGGGCTGGAGCCGAAGCTCCGGCACAAGCCGTCGGCCCAGGCCAACCCGGGCAACCCGATCGCCTACTACGCCATCGCCCGGACCGTCAGCGGCGGCGTGGTCTGGAAGGTGCTCTACCCCTGGCAGGTCGAGAAGCACCGCCGCCGGTCGTCCTCGCCGGACTCCCCGGCGTGGGTGCAGGACTACAGCTCGATGGCGGAGAAGACCTGCATCCGGGTGCTGTACAAGGTGCTGCCGAAGAACGCCGACACCCAGCGGGCGCTCGCCAACGACGGAACGGTTCGCACGGACCTTGCCCCGGAGGCCATCGACACCCCGGACTGGATTCCCGGCGAGCTGGCGGCCGGTCCCGACGACGAGTGGCAGTCGGACGGTGCCGAGTGAGTCGGACCGGGGACTTCAGGCACGATCCGATCGCCGCCAGCCTGCGCCGCGCCCCGGAGGACTGGCAGCTGGTCCGCTCCTACCCCTCCCGCGGGAGCGCGATGTCCACGGCCCGAGCGATCAAGACCGGGTGGTTGGAGGCGTACCGGCCCGCGGGCAGCTTCGACGCTGAGGTCCGCCGCGACGCGGACGGCGAGCACGTCGTCTGGGCGCAGTACCTCGGCGACCCGGAGGCCACCGCGCTGGAGCGGGCGCGCCGGATCGCGGTCGCCCTGGAGCAGGAGAACGCCCGACTGCAGCAGGTCGTCGGGTTCCTCCTCACCAATCCGCTGTCCCGCCTCTCGATGACCGTCTACACCAGCGACATCGAGGCCATGGCGGGCCGCGTCACCCTCACCGACGACCCGGCCACCGGCAAGACCACGATCGGCTACCAGTGGCGGCGCGACTTCCTCGCCAGCCCGGGCGGTGCGTCATGACGGCCCTGACGGCCACCGAGCGGGCGGCGCAGGCCGAGCGGCTGCTCCCGTACGCCGCCCAGCTGATCGCCCTAGTGCACGGCGACGGCGGCCCCCGCGACATCCAGCAGCTCCTCGCCCGCCTGGACCCGCGCGACCTGACCGCGCTACTCGTCGTAGCCGCAGCCCTCGCCGACCCGGATCGGCCGCTCGCCGACGCACTCGGCTGGGTCGCGTTCGACGAGCACGGACGCCCGGACAGGCCAGTCATCGTCACCGGCACGGTGCGGGACCTCGCGGCCACCACCGAAATGCTGCCGCCCCCCGAGGAACGGGCCAGCGTTGTCATCGAGGTCACCGCCGAGCTTGCCCGCCGGGGCCTCGGCCGCGAGGAGATCGCCGCTCGGCTCGGCATCACCTGGGACGCCGTCGGCGCCGCGCACCGGCGCCACGGCTGCGAAGCCCCGGAGCTGGCGGCATGACGGCCCGTCAGCGCGGCTACAGGCCGGAGACCGACCCGCTCGACCACGCCGCGCACCCGCTGCAGAGCCAGTGCGAGACCGACGCCGCCGACCGCGATGCCGCCCGGGACGCGATCGTCGCGCGCGCCACCAGCATGCGCGACCTCGGCCAGCTCCTCACCGCCCTCGGCCTCGACAACCCGGCCGAGATCACCGCCCAACTCGCCCAACGCCACCAGCAGGAGATCCGATGAGCAGCACCGAGACGCCCGCCACCGTCGCCGCCCATCGCGCCGACCTCCTCCGCCAGGTCGTGTTCAACCGCGCGAGCCACGTCCCCAGCGACCAGCGGCGCCTGTTCGCCGCCGAGATCGGCCTGACCGTCCACGCGTTCATGGCCGACTTCTACGCCGCTGCCCTGGCCGAAGTCGACCCGGAGCGCGCCGAGCAGGTGGCGAAGGAGCTGACCGAGTACCTCGATGACGGGGCGCTCCCGGAGTTCGCGTGGGACCGCGCCGTCGAGCTGGGCCACGACCCGCAGGCATGGGTCGACGAGTGGGACGCGGCACAGGCCGCCGCCGACGCTGCCCAGCAGGCCGCCGTGACGGTCCCCGGGCAGCTCGCCATCCCCGCCTGACCGCCACCCCTTGTACGGCCCCGGGGCGGGGCCGGCCACGAGCCCCCCGCCCCGGGGACCAACCACCACCACCGGAAGGCACGCCAGTTGAGCACCGAAGCAGTGAAGTGGGCTATGGACGACGCGCCCATGCTGCTCACCGAGAAGGGCAAGCCCGACACCACGTCGCGGCACGTCCTTCAGGCGCTCGCCGAGCATGCCCACCGAGACGGCGGCGGCGCCCGACCGTCGAACCTGCGGCTCCAGTACCGCACCGGCTACGACCGGCGCACCGTCCAGCGGGCCCTGCGCCGGCTGGAAGACGGGAAGCTGATCACCGCCGAGGGTGTCGTTCGGGGCTGCACCGAGTACCGGCTGGCGCTCGCGATGGTCCGGCCGCAGTCGGATTGGACTGAGCTGGAGGCTGAGGAGGAGCAGCTTCGGGAGGCGGCGGCGGAGCGGAAGCGCCGGTCCCGCGCGAAGGCCGTCACGCACTCAACGCCCGTGACGGTCACGCACTCAGACGACGTGACCGAAGGGCCTGTCACGCACTCTGCGTCCGGCCGTCACGCATTTGAACAGCGTGACGTCACGCACTCAACGCCGGGCCGTCACGCACTCAACGCCGCCCGAACCATAAAGGAACCACCAACAGAACCATCAGAGAACCAACCACTACCCGGCCTCGGCGAGAACCTGCCCGCCGTACGGGCCGCCTCGGACGTGGTCGACAGCCGGCCCGACTGGCTCGTCCAACTCCAGGCCGCGATGAGCGCCAGCGGCATCGACCTCCCCTGGAAGTTCGTCGGCAGCGAGCAACTCCTGCTCCACAACGACGTCCAACGCCTCGGCATCCCCCGCATGGTCCGCTTCGCCGTCGACGCCGTCGCCAGCGCCAGCCGCCGCCCCTTCAGCAGCCGCTGGCTCTACCCCGGCTGGCGCCAAATCCCCACCCCCGTCGACCCCAACGTCCTCCCGCTCCAGCCCAAAAGCCGCCAGCAGCTCGACACCGACGAGGTGTTCGCCCGAGCCATGGCCCGCGCCGACGAGCGAGACCGCCAGGAGAACCAAGCATGATCCACAAAGAGGCCGTCATGCTCGCCCGCTACGTCCGGGCGATCTGCCCCCACCAGAAGATGGACGAATACACCCCCGACGCCTGGCACGACCTCCTCGGCGACTACGAATACGCCGCCTGCAAGGAAGCCTCGCGCGTCCTCGGCCAGCGCCAACCGTTCATTGCCCCCGCCGAGATCATCGCCGAAGTCCGCAAGCACCGCCGGACCCGCCTGGAGAACTTCCAGTACGAGCCCGAACCCGGCGACGACGACCCCCGCGAATACCTCCGCCGGCTCCGCGCCCAAATCTCCGACGTCGCCGACGGCCGCCGAGTAGCCGAACTCCCCCCGGCCGGCCAAGCCCGCGGTGAACTCCTCGGCGAAGTCCTCGCCGAGATCGTCCACCCCCTCGACGACGAGGACGACTGACCGTGGACCTCACCGAAGGCGACATCCGCGAGATCCGGCAGCAAGGCGACCTCCGCACCTACCTCCGCGATCTCCAAGCCGAAGCCCGCGCCACCAACGACCGGCGCAAGGCCCTGGTGCTTGCCCACCCCGACCTCGCCGCCCAACTGCTACAGAAGCCCCTCGCACTCGAACGCGCCGACCAGTGGACCGGCTACCTCCCCGGCGACCTCTGGGACGGCCGCCCCAACCGATCGCCGGTCCGCGAGCAGCTCGCCGAGCTCGTCGCCGAAGCCGAACGCCGCGCCACCACATCCGGAAGGACGCCGCAGTGACCGACCAGACCGCCATCCCCGCCGGCTACTACGCCGTCCCCGACCCCAACAACCCCGACGTGATCACCTACTGGCGGCGCACCAGCACCAGCCTTGCCGCCTGGCCCGCCAAAGCCCGATACGGACCGCCGCTCCCGCGCCGCAGCGAACTGCCCCCACCCGGCCCCGAGCGAGACGCCTTCGTCAAGGCCTGGCACGCCACCAGCCGCGCCTACCTCGACCAGATCGTCGCCGCCATCACCGCCGAGATCGTGGCCGCCGGCAAGCGCTTCGCCGACTTCGGCATCCGCTGCTGCCAGTGCGGACGAGCCCTCCGCGACGCCACCAGCAAGACCTACGGCATCGGCCCCGACTGCCGCACCGGCATGGACCCCGCCTGGCTCGCCCACTACCTCACGCCGCGAGTCGGCCGAGCCCACGCCGAACACCTCGCCGCCACCGGCACCGCCCCGGCCGCCTGACCGGTCACCAGCCGCCCGCGAGCGCGCGACCCGGCCCACGCCCGGCCGACCCAACGACAACCCGCCACACAGCCGCCCACGCCCCGAGGAGACACCCATGCCCGACACCCAGCCCGAGACCGTCGAGGCCCGCGCCGCCGAGCGCTTCAAGGCCGACACCGCCAAGCACGAACTCACCGTCCTCCACGAGGACGGCCTGTACCGGCACCTGCGGCTCCAGCAGCCCGGCACTGGCCATCACTGGTTCGACCTGATCACCTGGCCCGGCAGCCTGGCCATCAAGGGCGACATGGGCAGCTACACGTTCAGCCGCGACCGGGACATGCTCGACTTCTTCCGCAGGTCCGCCTACAACGGCGGTCCGAACCTCAGCTACTGGGCGGAGAAGCTCGACGCGGCGGACGCCCAGTCCGGCGTTCGCGCCTACTCCGAGGAGCTCCTCCGGCAGCACATCGCCGACGACCTGACCGCCGCAGCCGAGGTCGACCTGGACAGCCGACTGCGCGCACGGGCCGAGAAGCTCGGCGTGGTCGCCGGCCAGCTGCCGCCGAGCATCACCGACGAGGTGCGCGCCGCGTCCGCCGCCTACATGGACGGCCTGCGCGAGGAGTTGGACGACGAGCTGCTCGGCGACTACAGCGGCTGGTGCCTCGAGGACGAGGGTGACGCCCTCGCCGGCGTCCGGCAGTTCAGCTACCGCCCCGACGGCGCCCCGCGCGGCGAGCAGCCGTTCACGTTCGACCCGACCGAGTGGGTCGTCACCGACTACGCCTGGCACTACGTGTGGTGCTGCCACGCGATCGTCTGGGGCATCGCCGCCTACGACCGGGCCAAGGCCGCCGTGCCGGCTCCCGAGCTCGTGGCCGCCGCCTCCGCCCCGACTGCCTGAGGAGCCCGCCATGGCCGTCCTGCCGTCCCTCTACCACGACTTCCAGGTCCGACTCACCTGCGGATGCTCCATCCGCCTCCGCAACAACCCCCTGCACGCCGGTGTTCGCTTCGGCTGCCCGGCCGGCCTGGGCCACGGCTACCGGCTCGGCTGGACCTCGTGGACGAACACGGCGACCGGCCAGACCGTAACGAACCCCGCCACCTCGACCTGCACGGAGGCCTGACCGATGCCCTACGCACCTACCCCCGAGCTGGCCGCCGAACGTGCCGCGCGCTGGGTACCGAGCAACCCGCGTCCGCTGTGCCGCGCCTTCCAGCCGAAGCCCGCCCCCGCGACCTTCTGGTGCGTGACGTGCGGCTGGAACGAGCCGATGCACTCCAGCGAGACCGTTCGTACCGCCATCGCCGCGGAGTTGCGGCGCCTCAACCCGGAGGCCTGACCGTGCCCACCACCCCGCCCCCGCTGACCGACGACCTGCGTGACCCCATCGCCACCGCGCTCCGCACCACCGCTGCCACGGGCTGGACGCACAAGCCCGGCGAGGAGAAGTGGGATCACCACCTCGACGGCGGACACCGCTACTACATCGGCTGCGCTCTGTGCCGAGGGGACGTGCCCGTGCTCGCGGACGCCGTGCTCGCCGTCGTCCAGCCCGAGGTGGACCGGGTGCGCGCCGAACGCGACCAGGCCCGCGCCGGGGCCTTCGCCGAGGCGATCGACCGGTTCCGTTCCCTCGCCGACCTGGCCCCGGACTCCGAGCGGGCGCCCGGCCTGAACTTCGCGATCGGCGCCCTGATGGCCATGCGCGACCGCGCCGCTCGCACGGCCCCTGACGCCCCGGCCCGGCAGCACCTCACCTCCGACCTCGACTGACCAGGGAGCCACCGTGTCCGCCCGCTCGAACCGCAACAAGCCGCCGGCCGGCGACATGTTCCCCGGCATGCCCGACGTCCTCACCAAGCAGCCGCCCAAGGCGATCGACGGCGAGCACGTCGCCCGCACCCTCGACGAGGCCATCGCCCGCTCGCACGAGATCCTCGACGAGGCACTCGCCACCCACCCCATCGTCGGCACGTACTGGCTCTCCTCCGGCGGCAACGACTCCGCGACCGTCGGGCACCTCCTCCGCGGCCGATACGACGCCGTCCTGCACGTCAACACCGGCACCGGCATCCCGCAGACCACCCAGTACGTGCAGGACGTGGCTGCCGCCTGGGGCGACACCCTGCACGAGCTGCACCCACGCAACGCCTACGCCGACCTGGTCCTCGGCAAGGTCATCGCCGGCACCGGCCCGAACGCCGGCGTCCGCCCCATCTGGAAGGGCTTCCCCGGCCCGGCCGGCCACAAGGTGATGTACCGGCAGCTGAAGCACGAGCCGCTGATGACGTTCCGCGCCAGCGTGCTCGGCGACCAGAAGCGTCTGCCGCGGGCCGAGCGGCGGCGGATCGCCTACTTGGGCGGGATGCGCTGGGCCGAGACGGAGCGCCGCTTCCGCAACGCCGAAGCCACCGACGTGGACGGCTCGATCGTCTGGGTGTCGCCGCTCGTCCACTGGACGAACGCGCACATGACCGAGTACCGGGGCCGCCACCGCTGCCAGCTCGACCATGAGCACGCTGAGCACCGCCTGTGCACGCCGGGCGCGCTGCCCCTGAACGAGGTCACCGAGCACCTCCACATGTCCGGCGAATGCCTGTGCGGCGCCTACGCCAAGGACGGCGAGCTGGACGAGGTCGAGTTCTTCTACCCGGAGGCCGCGGCGCCCCTGCGCGCCCTGGAAGCCGCGGCCGAAGAGGCCGGGATCAAGTACTGCCACTGGGGTCAGAAGAACGGCGGCACGGCCCCTGCGGGCGCCGCGGGCCGCCTGTGCTCTTCGTGCACCGTGGCGCCGCAGCTCGCCGGCCAGACCGATCTGCTGGACCAGTGGCAAGCCGCAGGCCTCCTCACCGCCGAGCAGCACGACCGGCTTGCCAACCCGCCCGCCTGACGCCCCGTCGCCGGCCGCCTGACGGCCGTCACCACCCACCCGAGGAGCACCCGACCGTGACCGCCGAGCCGCCGCCCGCACCCGACACCGACAACGACCCCCACTGCTGAGGAGCAGCACGCCGACTGACCGTCTGTCCCGGGCCGCCGCACACCGGCGGCCCGGCCACCCGAAGGAGCACCGTGCCCGACCAGACCCCCGCCCAGATCGCCTACGCCGCCTATGGAGCCAGCACCGGCGGCCTCAACTACCAGGGCCTGCCGATGCCCACCTTGCACGCCCTCCCCGGCAGCATCCAACTCGCCTGGCAGGACGCAGCCGAGGCCATCACCCGCGCCGCCTGCCCCGCCGTCGACATCTACCCCGTCGGCCTGCTCGCCCACCTCGCGCACTGGGCCAGCAACCCCGACCGGCGCGAGGCGTGGCGCCGCCTGTTCTACGACGTGCGCGCGCACGGGCTGTCCAACCTGCGCCCCAGGCGGTGGGCCAGCCTGCGCCGGTGGCTGTTGAACGGCTACCTCGCCGAACCGACCGATTGGCCGGACGGGCTGACCCGCTGCGGCACCGGCTGGACGCGCGGTCGAGCGTTGCGGGACTTGCAACGGCGCACCGACGCGGCCCGCCAGCTCCTCGGTGGCCCGTCATGACGGCCGTCATCGGCTGGCTGCTCGCCGCCGTCAGTCTGCTGGCCTGCGTCTACTGCGTCCGCCGGGCGATGCGGGCCGACCGGTTCGCCCGGGCGTTCGCCGCCCTGTACGCCGAAGCCGAGCGCCTGTGTCGGGCAGCCGCCGGGGGTGAGCGGTGATCGGGTACGCCATCGCCGGCGCCGCAGTCGCCGTGGTCGGGTTCGCCGCTGCGGTCGTCCTCGGCGGTGGCCGAGCCGCCGCCGACGCGGACCAGGCCGACCGCCGCGCGTTCGACGCCCACCTCCCCACCCAGGACGCCGCCGCATCCGGCCTGTTCCACATCCCGCCACCCGAGGAGACCGACCAGTGATCCACCCCGCCGCGCGGTTCGCAGCCACCTACGCCATCCTCACCGCCTCCCACGAAGTCGCGGACCACTGGGTCCAGCAGGACACCCAGGCCGTCGCGAAGGGCGCGCCCGGGCCGGCCGGAGCCCGGGCATGCGCAGCGCACGTCTGTTCGTACGTGGCCACCCAGGGGCTGGCCTTGCTGGCCGCCGATCGGCTGCTCGGCCTGAGGCTCCGGCCTGGCCGTGCCGCCGCTGCGCTCGCCGTCTCCGCGATCACCCACTACGTCGCCGACCGTCAAGGCGGCCACTGGCGCGACGAGCACCCGCGCGGAGTCGCCCGGCTCGCCGCCGCCACCGGGCACGCCGGCTGGCTGCAACGCGACCCCGGCGCCGGCTACCTGATGGACCAGGCGTGGCACAAGGGCTGGATCGCCGTCGCCGCCCTGACGGCCGCCGGAGGCCCGTCATGACGGCCCGCCAGGACGCCTCGGCCCGTCTCGGTGACCCGCTCACCGTCCGCGAGCTCCAGTGCATCGCCGCAGCAGCACGCGGCCTCACCAACGCCGAGATCCGCGCCGAACTCGGCCTCTCCCGGGGCACCGTCTTCGCCGCTTTCCACCGGGCCTACGCCAAGCTCGGCGCCCGCACCGACGTCCCGCAGGTCACCCGCGCCCACGCCGTCCACCTCGCCCGCCACCTCATCACCGCGAAGGAGAGAACCCGATGACCGACGAGTACGGGCGCCAGGTCCGCAAGCAGCTCGGCCGGGCGCAGGCCGCGGTCAAGTTCTGGCTCAGTGTCGTCCGCGGCACGACCGAGGCGCTCATCAGCGCCGAGACCGAGCGGACCCGAGTCCGCGCCGCCTGGCAGTCGACGATCGTTCAGGCGCGCCGACAGCACGCCCGCGCCGAGCAGGCCGCAGCCGAGCGGGACGGCGCGTACCGGGAGCGTGCCCAGCTCCTCGCCTGGCTCGCCACCGCGCACCCCGCCGTCCTCGCCCCCGCGCCGGACGTCGACGAGCCCGGCTGGCAGATCCTCTACCTGAACGCCGACGGGCAGCAGCTCAGCTGGCACATCCACCCGCGCGACGCCGAGCTGTACGGGAACGTCGAGCAGGTGCGGGCCGACGATCCGCGCGCCCAGTGGGACGGCCACACGACCGCCGAGAAGTACCAGCGGATCCGGACGCTCACTGGCGGGCACTCTGCCGACGGTCCGTCGTGACGGACACCCAGCGGTACGCCGACGACCGCTGGCTCACCCTCGACGCCGAGGACCCCGACGAGCTCGACGCCTACCCCGAACTCCCGCCCGGGCAGCGCATCGTCCACCACCACGGCCGGCTCCACATCGCCACCGACCTCCCCGACATCGCCGACTACCAGCCCACCAGCTGACCTCGGACAGCACGAGGGGCGCCCCCAGCCTGCCAGCCACAGGGACGCCCCACACGGTGCCCAACACCCTACGCCCCAGCACCAGGAGACGCGCCGTGACCACCACCCCCAGCACCGCCCACGCCGACCTCACCGCCATCACCCAGTCCTGGGCCGACCTCCGCGACATGCTCACCACCGCCGCACCCAGCTCCTGGCCGCCCGCCGGCCGCATGGCTGACTACCAGGCGCAGCTGACGGACGACGAGCTCGCCGAGCTGCACGACCAGGCCGCGGCCGAGCGCGCCGAGCGCACCGCACTCGCCCCCGGCGAACGCCCCGTCCCCATCCGGCTCCAGGTGCTGGACACGATCACCACCCTGGACGCCGACCTCGTGCACCTCGCCGACCAGATCGCCGCCAGCGTCCAGCGCCCCGCGCTCAGCTCGCCCCGGCCGGCTGGACCCGGCGACCAGGTTGGCCTGGCCGTGCGGCTCGCCACCGCCAAGGATGCCGCCGACCCGCGCCGCTGGTCCTGGCAGCGCGCCGACCGCACCGGCCTGACTGCCGCCACCTGGCTCCTCGCCCGGGTCGATGGCGCCCCTGGCCCGTTCAGGGCGCTGCTCCCCGGGGAGCGCGAGCGCATCGCCGGCGGTGCGGCCGGTGCCCGGCGCCGCATCGAGCAGACCCTCGGTCTCGGCCGGCGCGAGGACCCGATCGCCCGGCGGTGCCCGTGCGGCGGACCGATGGTCATGCGGCAGGGCGGCGCGATGGACCCGGAGGTCGAGTGCCAGAAGTGCCGGATCCGGTGGTTCGGCCCGCAGCTCGTCCAGCTCCTGGAGCTGCACGCTGACGCGGCCTGACGGGCGTCACAGGCCGGGCAGCACGAGGCCCCCGGCGTTCACCGGGGGCCGTTGGTGTCATCCTGCCGCTCGCGGATGGTGCGGGCGCCGTGTGGGGTGACGGTGAGGACAAGGGCGGGGCCGTCTCGCACGTCGTTGACGGGCTGGAGGTGCAGGCCGTGCCGGCGGAGGAACTCTGCGAGGTCGGGCATGTGCGTGGAGTGGACGAGGATCTTTTCGAATCGGGGCGTAGCGATAGGGCGCTCCTTTCTCGGGTGGGTGGGCAATCCAAGCGACAACACGGCCCGGCAGCGGCGCATTCCCTCGCGCCACACCGGCGGCGCCGGAATAGGCGCAGGTCACAGCCCCGGCAGCGCGTCCTGGTCGACGTCGTAGCGGCGGGGCGGATCCTGGTGCCGGCAGCCGGGCCCGCGGCCTGCCGCCCGGGACGCGGCATCACGCAGCGGGCGGTGGCAGTCGGCGCAGCGGACGACACGCTGCGCCTCCGCGTGCAGGTCGGGGAGCAGCACCGGATCGGCGGGCACGGTCAGGCCTCGGCGTCCGGCTCGGGCGCCTTGGTCCGGCCGGGGTTGGCCACAGGGTCGGCGGGCATCGCGGTGCCGCCGCCAGCCTCGGGCCGGGTCGGGAGCTTCGCACCCGGCCGGCGCAAGTACCACTCGTAGAACCGGCGGCTGATGGCGGATCGGTCGGTACCGGCACCCGTGGTGGCGGTCCCCAGGTCGTCCCAGATGTCGTCGTCGATCTGTCGGAGTCCGCGGAGTTTCTTGCTGTGCTGATTGGCCATGGGGGCATTCTCTCAGGTGGTTGACCACCCGGCAAGGTGGTGCCATACTCAAGAGGTGGTCAACCACCCGTGAAGTGCGGGAACGGAGACCGAACCAGCGGAGGTCACCATGAGCGCCACCCACACCCACTGCCTCCGCTGCGGCCGCACCCTGAAGAGCGCCACCAGCCAGGCGCGCGGCTACGGCCGCACCTGCGCCACCCACATCCGCCAGGCCGCCACCGTCGTCGACCTGAGCAGCTACAAGCCGGCGCAGGTCGAGTCCGCCCGCGAGCTGATCGAGGACGGCGCCATCGTGCAGCTCCGGCCCCGCATCTACCGCTCCGTCAGCACGGACGGCACCGAGCTCTACCTGAGCTCGACCGTCGGCCACTGCAACTGCCCGGCCGGCCTGCGCGGCACCCGCTGCTACCACGTCGCCGCGGCGCAGCTGCTCGCCGCCGCCTGACCGGCCACCCAGACCACCCGCCCGCGCACCACCACCCGCAAGGAGACCCCGATGGACCTCACCCACATCCGCAGCGAGAACGGCCGCACGACCCTCGTCACCACCCGCGCCGCCCTCGACGAGATCAACGCCGGGATGATGGGCCCCACCAAGCGGCTCGTCCGCCAGATGTCCGCCGCCCGCTCCTCCGCCAACATCGAGTACCGCGACGGCCGCAAGGTCGACATCCGGCCCGCCACTGACGAAGAGATCGCCGCACTCAGCGCCCCGGAGCAGTCGGAGCCGGCCGCGCCCGAGTGGCGCACCCTCAAGGGCATCGGCGCCGCTGGCCCGTTCACCCTGTGGGTCGACGAGCACCCATGGAAGGACACCACCATCCTTCGACCGGCCCGCGACCGAAAGAACCCGACCGGCACGCCGATGCGCGTCACAGCTGCACTCGCCTACCAGGAGTGGAAGGCAACCACAGAGGACGGCCGCACCTTCGTCATCGGCGGCACGGCTACGAAGGTCTGGGCCGCCGCGTGAGTCGGCCGACCACGCAGGAACGACTGATCGCGCGCCTTCGGGAGATCGGAATCAACCTCCCGGAGGGCGCGCGCCTGGTCCGCACCCACGCCAACGGCTGGCAGCTCAGCGAGGGAGCCTGGTCCTGGGCCGCCATCGGCCCGGACGGGCGCGACCTCCGCATCGGGTCGCAGTACTCGATGGGCGAGCTACTCCGCGCCTGGCGCCTGGAGTTCGGACCCATCACGAGCGGGAACGGCACGGACCTGGAGGTTGATCCATGGCGCTGCTCCCAATGCAGTTACGTCGCCCACGCGAGCTGCCAGATCTGCAACTCCCGTCTCTGCCGCAACTGCATGACCGACCACCAGCCAGGAGCCCCGTCATGACGCCCGCTGACACCCTCGTCGCCGCGCCGGACGCCGAGCAGCTCACCTGCGAGGCCTGCGAACGCGTGGCCGACGCCGACCAGTTCGTCGCCTACGAGGACGGCCGCGTCGACGACTGCGTGTGCGACGAGTGCCTCGCCGTCCAGCGCGACGCCGCCGACGCCGACGAGTCCAACCGCCTGGCCTACTACTACGGCTGAGCAAGCCAGCCCGTCAGCCGCCCCAGTTCGTGTCTCGCATCTGAGTCACCTCCCGCCGGCTGCGCTCGTGGCCATCGAAGCTACGCCGCCATCCGGGCCGCCGGAAGTGCCGCGACCGATCCTGTGACGCCCGTCAACGCCCGCTGACCAGCGTCGACTTGACGCGTCAGCGAATCCGTGACGGACCGTCGCAAACCCTGCTAAAGTCGCCGATACAACCGCAAAAAGAAGCGGCCCCACCGGGAGACTGGAACTCTCTCCGGCAGGGCCTGACCACAGGAGAGTTGACCTCCCATGGCTGTCGCACACAGTAGCGCGACAGGTGACCTGACGGTGCACACCCCCGTCATGACGCCCTCGCGCCCCACCAAGCAACCGCGCCCCACCCGCACCTGGCGCCCCACCGTCTGGCTCGCCATCGCGGCGGCCGGCGCCACCATCGCGCTGACCGGCGTGACGTTCTGGCTCTCCTACGAGGCGCTCCACGACCTCGCCGCAGGCCACCACCTCACCGGGCGCCGCGCCTGGGCCTGGCCCGGCTGCATCGACGCGTTCCTCGTCGTCGGCGAAGTACTGATCCTCCGCGCGTCGTTGCTGCGCCGGATCGACTGGCTCGCCGTCGCGCTCGTCGCCCTCGGCTCTGTCGGCTCGATCGTCCTGAACGTCGTCTCCGTCGGCGCGCGGGTCGACCACACCACCCAAGTCGTCGCCGCCGTGCCGCCCGTGGCCGCCCTGCTGGCGTTCACCGCGTTGATGCGGCAGATCTACCGGGCGCTCACCGCCAAGCCCGACCCGGCGCCGGACGGTGAGCAGCAGGCGACCGACGCCGAGGACGAGGAGCCGGCCGCTGTTGAGCAGCCCGCAGCCCCCGTCATGACGCAGCTGTCGCCCGTCATCCCGCCGCCGCCCGCGCTGCCACCGGCGGTTCAGCAGGCCATCGTGGCCCAGGCCCCGGTCCTCGCGGCGCAGCAGGCGCCCGCGCCGGCGCCGATCGTCTACAGCGACCCGCGGTGCGCCGTCATCCGCGCCCTGTACATCAACGGGCAGCGCCCCGGCACCGCCGCCATGCGCCAGGCCCTCGTTGACGCCGGCTACGGGCAGGTGTCCGACGGAATGATCCGCGGCACCCTGCGGCCCGAGGTCGAACGGCGCGAGCCGCACCTGGTGCCCCCGCTCGCTGCGGTCGCCACCCCCTGACCCCCGTGGACGCCCTCTTCTGGGCGATCCCCGCCGTGCCCGCGCTCGCCGCACTCGCCCTGCTCCTGTGCCTGCTCCCCGAGCAGCACCGCAGCACCGTCATGCGCGCAGCCCTCGGCCTGTGGATCGCCATCACCTGCATCGTCCTCCCCGTCCTGCTCTCCAGGAGCTGACCCGCCATGCCCAAGGACCGCGAGAACCACCCGACGGCCGCCACCTACACCAACGGCCAGCGCGACTGCACCCCGCAGCCCGTCGAGCAGGACATCGTCCGCAACTTCGGCGGCGACTACGGCACCATCTACGACCAGCCGGCCACCAGCCAGCAGCAGGAGAGCTGACCGATGGCCACGCCCCCACCCCCGCCGAACCACGCGCCGACCGTCGGCCTGTCCACCACCTGGTGGTCTCAGACCGCCGCCGCCGTCTGGACGCCGGAGAACATCGCCGCCGCCGACCAGGCGCAAGCCCGGCTCGCCGCATCTATGGACCGCCTTGGCCTGTACATCACCGAGACCCCCGAGCAGCGCGCCCGGCGCGAGCGCGAGGAGGACGACGCTGTCCGCGCCAAGCGGGACAACGAGACCCCCCAGCAACGCGCGAAGCGGCACCGCGCCGAGGACCGCCGACACCGCGAGCGTCAGCAGCGTCTCGCGTCCCTGCCGTGGCGCGTGCCCCACGGAGAGCGCGCCCGCCGGTTCCGCCGTTGGTGCTCCCTCACGGCCCTGTCGGCGTCGGTCGGGTACGCGGTGCACCTGGTGCAGTGGGTCGCCCACTTGCCCTACGCGGTCGGCATCGGCGCATTGGTCGCCGCCGTGGCGCTCGACCTGCGCATCCGGGGCGCTTTCTCGGTCCCGGTGTCGCAGGTGCGCGGGTTCCGCCGCGTGTTCGTGCTCGTCCTGGTGCGCGTCCCCGTCGCCTCCGCCCTGGCCGGCATGGTCGGACTCGCGCCGCTGCTCGCCCTCACCGGCCACACCCACCTCTGAGGAGACCTCGAATGACAGCGATCATCGGCACCGTTGGGTTCGGGGGCCTCGCTCTCGGCATCACCATGTACCTGATCCTGGGTCTGCGCGGCAAGGGCAAGATCAAGTGCGACGTTGACAACGCCCCGATCTGGGGGTTCGTCGCTGGCGTCCTCTACTCGCTCGCGGGTGGGTCCTGGTCGGCAGCCAGTACGGCGGGCGACGCGTTCTCCAAGGCGTTCTCTAGCCCCGGCGCGAGCGTGGGCAACGTCGGCCCGGCCGGCGTCGCCCTGGTCCTGGTCCTGTTCGTCTACGGCACCAAGCCCCGCCCGTTCGTTGACTCCGTGTGCGGCATCGTCGCGCCGTCCCTGTTCCTCGCAGCCGGAGGACTGTGGGCGCTGCCCGTAAACGTCCTCACCGGGTTCATCAGCTCGATGGTGAACTGATGCACGGCTACCTGGCAGGCGTCAGCCTGCGCTCGTTCGCCGTCGGAAACCGCCGCCTCATCACCGGGGCGAAGAAGATGCTGCGCAAGTCCGAGCCGGACCCGTGCCAGCACCCCGAGCACAAGAAGCCGCAGCACGCCGAGCACTGCTCGGCCCACCCAGCGCCCAAGACCGCCGCCGCCGGAACCTCGTTGAAGGAGCGGGCGGCCAAGCGGGCGCAGGAGTGGGGGCCGTGGCTCGGGGGAGCGGCCATCATCGTCTACGTCTGGCACCACCAGATCACCCGATGGGTGCCCGTGTTCCTCACCACGTTCGTCACGCTGTGGGTGCTCGCCGCCCTGGTCGCCGGTCAGGAACGACCGGCCGACGCCACAGCCGGCGCCCCGGCCGCGCCCACCGACGCCTCCCACGAGGCCGACGACGACCAGGACGACGAGATCCAGGACGCCCCCGCCGACGCCACTCTGTACGCCCTGATCCGGCACGTCGCCGGGCTCACCAAGCAGGGCACCGCCGCACACCTCTCCCAGGTCCTGGAGCAGGGCGAGAAGCGAGGGCTTCTGGGGGGCTGGGAAGTGGCCGACCTGAGCGACCATCTGACCTCCCTCGGGGTACCCGTGGTGGAGAAGAAGAAGCTCACCGTTGGGGGCCGCGACTACACCCGCATGGCGGTGCTGCTGACCGCCCTCCCCGAGGCCGACCCGGCGACCGTCCCGGCGGTGGCTCGTGGCGCCGCCTGAGACCCCTCCCCTGGTTTGCTGCCGGTCCCCACCACCCGGGCGGTAGGCAGGCGGTAGGAACCGCAGGTCAGCGCACGCCTACCGCCTCACCTACCGGCCCCCTACCGCCCCAGCTACCCGACCCGCCTACCTCAACCCGCCCGCCCCGACACCTGCCGGGGCGGGCACAACTGCGAGAGGATGAGCAGCATGAGCGACGACCACATCGAGCTGGACCTCAGTGCTGCCCGGAAGCTGGCCGACGCCAGCCACTGCCCCCTCTGCGACGCCGAGACGCCGCCCGACGCCCGAGAAACCCACCTCCTCACCCACGGCCGTGACGAGCTCGCCGATCTCACCCGCCACATGATGGCCACGCTGGAGAACCTGATCACCGTGGCGTCCGCCCGCATCGCTTGACGGGCCGCCACCTTGTGATCCACACTGGCCCCACGTCCGGCGTGTCCGGACATTGAGACCACCGAGAGTCCCGCAGCCCACACCGGCGCGGGGCTCTCGCCATTCCCCGGCCTACCGCCGCGGTGGCTGACCCCAACTCGTCGGCCCCGGGCCCGGCGCTGGCGGCTGACCGTGCATCGGCACCGCCGGCGGCTGCTGCTGCGGATAGGGCTGAGCCGGATACGGCTGCTGCACGAACTGCGGTGCCGCCGCGTACTGCTGCGGCACCGGCGGGGCCGACCGCTTGAAGATGCAGAACGCCGACGGGTGATCACGCCGATCCTCGAACCACGTCACATGCGTCAACTCCCAGCCTGACGCCTCGATCCCCTCGATCACCTCGGCGATGCCGTACAGCTCCACATTCAGCGACATCTGGAACGCACCCTGATTGATGCGGCACACGAACCGGCGCCGGCCCTTGGCAGCCGCCTCCGCCGCGTCCTTCGGCAGTGAGCTCTTCGACATCAGCACCCCAGCACCCAGGCCGCCCTCGGCCGGGCAGCAATCGCGCCACCGTACCCAGCAGGAGCGGCGCCCGTCAGCCGATCGGAGGTCACGATGGCCGTACGCCCGCTGACCGACGCCGAGCGCGCCGAGATCCTCCGCCGTCACGCCGCTGGCGAGACCCGCAACCAGATTGTCGCCGCGACCGGCCGCTCCGCCGGCACCGTCTCCAACGTCGTCGCTGCCACCGGCCTTTCCTTCGCCCGAGCCCCCGAGGTGGTCGCCGCCACGGAGGCCCGAAAGATCGACAACAAGGTGCGCCGCGTCGCCATCGTCGACCGGCTCTACACCCGAACCGAGGCGGTCCTGGACCGGCTCGAAGCGGAGCAGTACCTGTACGTCCTCGCCGGCCCCGACGGCCCCGAGACAATCCGCGCCGAGCACCCCCCGGCACAGGACGAGCGGCACCTGTCCACCAGCATCTCCGGCTACCTCGCCACCGCGGCCCGACTGGAGGCCGTTGACGCAGGTGACGGGGCCGTTGACGCCCGGTCGATGCTGGGTGCACTCGCCGAGGGCATTCGTCGGATCGCAGGGGAGGACGCCACCGGGGAGGGCTGATGTTCGATCAGCTGCCGCTCTCCGGCAAGCAGCTCCGTTCCATTGCTCAGGCCACGTCCCGGATCAACATCTGGTCGGGCGCGATCCGGTCCGGCAAGACCATAGCCTCGCTGCTCGCCTTCCTGATGGCGATCGCGGTCGCCCCATCCTCGGGCCTGATCATCATCATCGGCAGGTCGCTCCAGACGATCGAGCGGAACGTCTTCGACCCCCTCCAGGACGACTCCCTGTTCGGGCTGCTCGCCCGCCAGGTCAGCCACACCCGGGGAGCCACGACCGCGGTCATCCTCGGCCGGACCGTGCACCTGATCGGCGCGAGCGACGCCCGCGCCGAGGGCCGACTCCGCGGCCTCACCGCCTCCCTGGCATACGTGGACGAGGCCACCCTGATCCCAGAGGGATTCTGGAACCAGCTCCTCGGCCGGCTCTCCGTCCCCGGCGCCCGCCTGTTCGCCACCACCAACCCGGACGGGCCCGCGCACTGGCTCCGCAAGAAGTTCATCGCGCGCGCCGGAGAGCTCGACCTGCGCAGCTGGCACTTCACCCTCGACGACAACCCGAGCCTGGCGCCCGCCTACGTCGCCGCCCTGAAATCCGAGTACGTCGGCCTCTGGTACCAGCGCTTCATCCTCGGCCAATGGGTGCAGGCCGAAGGCGCCGTGTACGACATGTGGGACCCCGACCAGCAGGTCGTGGACCTGCTGCCGCAGATGAGCCGCTGGCTGGCCGTCGGCGTCGACTACGGAACGGTCAACGCCTTCGCCGGGCTACTCCTCGGAGTCGGCGTCGACAACAGGCTGTACGTCGCCTCCGAGTACCGGCACGACTCTCGCGTGGCGCGCCGCCAGCTGACCGACGCCCAGTACAGCGCCGACCTGCGGACCTGGCTGGCCAGCTACCAGCATGGCCGAGTCAGGGGCGTCCGACCGGACTGGATCTACGTCGACCCCTCGGCCGCCTCCTTCATGACGCAGCTGTGGGCCGACGGCCTGACCAACGTCGCAGCGGCCGACAACGCGGTCCTGGACGGCATCCGCTCGGTGAGCACCGCGTTGGGCTCGGGCATCGTCTCCGTCCACCGCTCCTGCGCCGGCCTGCTCGACGAGCTGCCCGGCTACGCCTGGGACGACAAAGCCGCAGCCAAGGGCGAGGACAAGCCGCTCAAGATCGCCGACCACAGCGTCGACGCCCTGCGGTACGCCCTGCACTCCACCGTCCACACCTGGCGGCACCTCATCCACCCCGACCTGACGGAGGCCGCCTGATGGAACTCCAGCCGATCACCGAGCCGGTCTACCTGCGCTTCGGTCAGGACGAGCACCACATCGGCGACCTGGAGATCCCATGCTCGGTGACCGCCAGTGCCGCCTCGCCGAGTGCGATGATCACCGTCGACACCGACAGCGTCCCCGCCCACATGGCCGCCCTGCTGCGCGCAGCCGCGGACCGCATCGAGTCGGGAGGCACGCCTGATGCCGCTGCCGGCTGACAACGCCCCGTGGCCGCCGATCGCCCCGCAGGTGCGCCAGGCCCTCGGCGACTGGTCGGCCTGGTACTCCGGTGACCCGGACCGCCTCGCCGAGCAGTACCTGTACCGGACCCCGCGCGGGGTGCGCACCTACCAAAACCGGCCCTCGCAGTTCCGGGGCGGGATCACTGGGGTCCTGGCGCGCTGGTGGTGGGGCCAGCCCACCCCGCTCGGCGAGCGCCGCACCAAACTGCACATCCCGCTGGCCGGCGACATCGCCCGCGCCAGCTCGGACCTGCTGTTCTCCGAACCGCCGAAGATCAGCCTGGAGGGAGCAGCGGCACAGGAGCGCATCGACGACCTCGTGCAGAACGGCCTCCGCGCCACCCTGCTGGAGGCCGGTGAACTCTGCTCCGCGCTCGGCGGGATCTACTTGCGCATCGTCTGGGACCAGACCGTCCGGCCCCGCCCATGGCTCAACCCCGTCTCTGCCGACGATGCCGTACCGGAGTTCCGGTACGGGGTCCTCACCGCAGTGACGTTCTGGACCGTCATCTCCGCCGACGGACAGCGCGTGGTCCGCCACCTGGAGCGGCACGAGCCTGGCGCCATCCTCCACGGCGTCTATGAGGGCACCATCGATAGCCTCGGCAAGGCCAAGCCGCTCGCCACCTACCCCGACACCGCCGACCTGGACCCCGTCGTCGCCACGGGGACCCCGATTCTCACCGCCGCCTACGTGCCCAACATGAGGCCCGCCCGCAACTGGCGGGACATCCCGACCGCCGCGAGCTGGGGCGTCTCCGACTACCAGGGCATCGAAGGGCTGATGGACCAGCTCGACGAGACCTGGTCATCGTGGATGCGGGACATCCGCCTCGCCAAGGGGCGGATCCTCGTCCCTGGTCAGTACCTGACCAGCAACGGCCCCGGGCACGGCGCCAGCTTCGATGAGGACCGTGAGGCCTACGCCGAGCTGAACATCCCACCGACCAGCGACAACGGCCTGACGCTCAACCAGTTCGCCATCCGACACGCCGAGCACAAGGCCACCACAGACGCCCTGGTCGAACAGGCCATCCGCATGGCCGGCTACTCGACCGCCACGTTCGGCGAACCGGACGGATCCGCGCTGACCGCCACCGAGGTCCGCGCCCGGCAAGCCCGCACCCTGACCACCCGCGGCCGCAAAACGGAGTACTGGACGCCCGGACTCGCGGACGCGATCGAGGCGCTCCTGGCCGTCGAGGCAGCCCAGTTCGGCAGCGGCGTCCCCGCCGAGCGGCCAACCGTCGAATGGCAAGACTCCATCAGCGAGTCACCGCTGGACCTCGCGAACACCGCGCTCGCCCTGGACCAGGCGCACGCCGCGTCCACCGACACCCGGGTCCGGCTGGTCCACCCCGACTGGGATGACCAGCGGGTCGCCGCCGAGGTCGCCGGGATCCTCGCCGAGAACGGCATGGCGGTGACCGACCCGGCAGCGCTCGGTGCCGGCGGCGCCGGACTCTGACCAGCTCGCCGAGGGGGTGCCCGTGCCGGTCTCCCCAGCCGACGGCGAGGACCTCGCCCGCGCGATCGGCCTGATCTACCAAGACGCCGAGAATGCCCTGCTGGACATCCTCGCCCGGGCCCTGGCCCAGGGCATCGAGTCCCCGCAGTGGGCCGAGCTCAAGCTGCGCTCGGTCGGGAACCTGCGGGCCGCGGTCGAGGAAGTCACACGCGGCCTGCAGCATGACGCGGACGGGGCGATCGGCCGGGCCCTCCACGAGGCGTACCGGCGCGGCGGGCAGGCGGCCGTGGCCGAGCTCGGAGCGCTGCCCGAAGGCCTGCGCCACGATGCCGCCCGCGCGCTGCCGAACGCCCGCTCCGTGGACCGACTCGCCGCGGAGACCATCGCGTCCACGCGGCCCCTGTACCAGCGGATCCTGCGGGCCGTCCCGGACGCATACCGCTCCATCGTGCAGCGGGCGGCCGGCTCGGTCCTGCTCGGCAGCCTGACCCGCCGCCAGGCCGCACAGCGCGCCCTCGACCAGTTCGCGAACCACGGGATCACCGGGTTCACTGACTCGGCTGGCCGGAACTGGGACATGGCCTCGTACGCGGAGATGGCGATGCGCTCGGCCACCGGCCGCGCCGCCGTCCAAGGCCACATTGACCGCCTGGAGGCGATCGGCCAGCAGCTCGTCATCGTGAGCGATGCGCCGCTGGAGTGCCCGCTGTGCCGGCCGTGGGAGGGCGAAGTCCTCGCGATCAACGGGCAGTCGGGCCCGCACGTGCTGCGCCTGCAGCACGCCACCGAGGTCGGTCAGGCCGCAGTCGTGCATGTCGCCGGGAGTCTGCCGGAGGCTCGGGCCGCCGGACTGTTCCACCCGAACTGCCGCCACAGCCTGTCCCTCTACCTGCCCGGGGTGACAACCCGGCCCAGCTCGCCGCCCCACCCAGGCGGCGCCACCTACGAGGACACCCAGCAGCAGCGCTACCTGGAGCGGCAGGCCCGCCAGTGGAAGCGCCGCGCCGCGGTGGCCCTGGACGACGACGCCCGGCGCAAGGCCAGCACCCGCGTCCGCGACTACCAGGCCCGGATCCGCCAGCTCACCGCGGACAAGGACCTGCCCCGCCAGCGGGAGCGCGAGCAACTCGCCGCTCGCTGAGGTCACACATGCGGCGGTCCTGCGTACGCGCCCCTCACGCTTCGCCACGCCGCCGGACTGTAGGTGCACTCGGCGATGGGGTCGTGGTCCTCGAACCACCGCCAGACCACGAGTGCGCCACTTGGAAGGACCTCGTACCGATAGCCGACTGATTCATCGGCGACGGTTTGATCCGCGTGGGTCTCTACCAGCTCGCTGGTACTCGGTCCCAGCGCCGCTGGCATCAGCTCTACAAGAACGCTCATGTCTCGACGGTAGGCCCGTCGTCTCAGTCTCGCCCGCCAGGAGCGGGCGCCCACCGACCGTCCCCAGGAGGGCCGATCATGCACGCCCCTTTCCGCCACCCGCTCGCCACGTACCCCGCCCGGGCCATCCTCGGCTACCGGCGGGACGGCCGTCCCATCTACCCGATCGCGGGTGGCAACGGCGAGGGCGACGGCGCTTCCGGCACGGCCGACGGCACCGGCGCTGACGCAGGTCAGACGGGCACTGACGGCCAGCAGCAGGCCACCTCTGGCAGCCAGCAGGCGGCCGGGCAGAAGCCCGACGCCGCTGGCTCGAAGGACTCCGGCGCCGACCTGGCGGCCACGGTCGCCCGGCTGGAGAAGGACCTCGCCGCCGCCCGCAAGGACGCCGGCGCCGCGCGGGTCAACGCCAAGCAGGCTGCGGCCGACGAGGCCAAAGCCGAGCTGGCGCAGCAGATCGGGAAGGCGCTCGGCCTGGTCGCCGACGACACCCCGCCCGACCCGGCGAAGCTCACCGAGCAGATCACCACACAGACCAGCCGGATCACCGAGCTGGAGGCGTCCCTCCGCGCGAAGGACACCGAGCTTGCCGTGCACTCCCTGGCGGAGAAGCACCAGGCGAAGGTCGGTTCCCTGCTCGACTCGCGCTCCTTCGTGAAGGCGATCCGCGAGCTGGACCCCGCCTCGAAGACGTTCACGACCGACCTCGACGCGGCGATCAAGCAGGCCGTCGCCGACAACCCCACCTTTCGCAGCGTGCCCCAGGCGGGCCGCAGCGGGCCTGATCTCACCGGCGGGACCGGAGAGACGGCCAAGCCCCGCTCGACCTCCCTGAATGCCGCAATCCGCGGCCACTTCGGCAACTAGCCCTGGAGGGCACCCATGCCCGTCACGCTCGCTCAGGCGGCGATCAACACCCAGAACGACATCGACTACGCCGTCATCGACAACCTGCGCCGCTACTCGTGGTTCCTCGACCAGATCGTCTTTGACGACAGCGTCACCCCCGGGACCGGCGGCGGCACCCTCACCTACGGGTACACGCGCCTCACCACCGCCCGCAACGCCTCGTTCCGCAACTACAACGAGGAGTACACCGCCGGTCAGGCGCAGCGTCAGCGGTTCACCGTCGACCTCAAGCCGCTCGGCGGCTCGTTCGACATCGACCGGACCCTGGCCCGCCTCGGCCCGGCCGCGACCAACGAGGTCGCGTTCCAGACCCAGCAACTGCTCACGTCCATCCGCACGATGGCGATCCAGCAGTTCTTCCTCGGCGACTCCAGCACCGACGGCGGCTTCGACGGCATCGACAAGTCGCTGACCGGCCAGAACACCGAGTACCTGCCCATCAACAACGGCACCGCCACGGGCTACCTCGACTGGACCCCCGGCACCATCAACTCCCAGTCCCTGGCGATGGCCGCTCTGGACCAGCTCGACAGCTTCCTGTCGACGATCGTCCCCAGCCACACCGGTGGCGGCGACGCGGGCGTAGCCGGTGCCCTCCCGCCTGGTATGAAGGCGATCTGCGGCAACACCCAGAGCATCACCCGCGTGCGGGCGCTGGCCAGGTGGGCGGCGATGTACACCGCCGAGAAGGACGACCTCGGCCGCATGGTCGAGAGCTACGGCCCGTGGGTCCTCGTCGACACCGGTGACCGGGCGCTCGGCACCGGCCCGATCGTGCCGATCCAGACCCGCGACCCCGACGGCGGCGGCGCGGGCGGCAACATCTCCGGCCTGACCGACCTGTACGCCGTGTCCTTCGGCCTGGACGCGCTGCACGGCGCGAGTCTCGCTGGCCAGCCGCTGGTCAACACCTACATGCCGAACTTCGAGCTCCCCGGCGCGGTCAAGAGCGGCGAGGTCGAGATGGGCCCGATCGCCGGCGTGCTGCGCAACACCCGCGCCTGCGGCGTCATGCGCAACCTGAAGGTGAGCTGACTCATGGCCAAGTACCGCGTCAGCCACCCGGATCCGGCGTTCGGGGGCGAGATCGTCGGCGTCGTCTTCGCCGACGGCGCCGCGACCGTCGACACCGAGCAGGCCGGCGGCCACGCCGCCTACGCCTACTTCCAGCGCGCCAGCTACCCGACGGCCCCGCACGAGGAGCCGGTCGCCGACAGCAGCCGCCCGCGTGCCGCCGGCCCGTCTGGCAAGCCCCGCAAGACCACCGAGGAGGACCAGTGACCGTCTTCGGCCGCTACGTCGGCATCGTCCGGGACGAGCTGTCCTACGCGTCGGACGTCGTCCGTCAGTTCCTGGGCGGCGCCGACCCCGGCACCGCCTACTACCGCTCCAACATGCGCCGCTTGGATGCGGTCGCGGACACCGGCGCCCTGACCACGCAGGTCATGACCTCGACGCCGATCTACCTGCGCAAGGGCGACGTCGTCACCAACCTGACGTTCCGCTCCGGGGCGACCGCGGCGGGCACCCCGACGAACTACTGGTTCGCGCTGTACAGCTCGGCGGCGACGCCGGCGCTGCTCGGTCAGAGCGCCGATCAGCTCACCGCGGCGTGGGCGGCGACAACCAACAAGACCCTGGCCCTGGCCTCCCCGGTGACGGTCAGCGCGGACGGCTGGTACTGGGCCGCGGTCATGGTCAAGGCCACCACCGTGCCCAGCCTCGTCGGGGTCTCGACCACCGCGTCGGCCGGCATCGTCACCAGCGAGAAGAACCTCGCCCAGACGTCCGGCTCCGCCCTGGTCGGCACCGCCCCGGCCACCATCGCCACCCCGACCGCTGCGGCCACCGTACCGCTCGTCATCGTCACCTGAGAGGAGGTCACTCATGGCACTCCAGAACACGCAACTGGCCCTCAGCCTGGCCAGCCTGCTGACCGGGGCGGCGCCGCTCACCGGCGCCACACCGCAGATGCAGGTCAACTACCCGCTGGCCATCGGCCTGTCCTCGGGCACCGGCGCAGGGCAGGCCGACAAGCTCTGGGTCTCCGGTTCCCGCAGCCTGGCGGCCAGCACCGGCGAGGACCTCGACCTGGCCGGCACCCTGGTCGACGCGCTCGGCGGCACGCTGACCCTGGCCCGCGTCAAGGCCCTGATCGTCGTCGCCAGCTCGGCGAACACCAACAACGTGATCGTCGGCAACGCGGCGAGCAACGGCTTCATCTCCTGGTGCGGCGGCGCGGCCCACACCGTCACAGTCCGGCCGGGCGGCTTCTTCGCCATCGCCGCGCCCGACGCCACCGCCTACGCCGTCACCGGCGGCACCGCCGACCTGCTCCACGTCGCCAACTCGGGCGCCGGCACCTCGGTGACGTACGACGTCATCGTGATCGGCTCCAGCGCGTAGGAGGAGACGATGGCCCGCGTCTACGCCACCTCGACCGACTACCAGGCGTACAGCGGGCAGGCGGCCGGCCCGGACACGGACCGGCTCCTGGCCCGCGCCTCGACGATGCTGGACGCCCAGGTGTTCCGGGTCTGTCACTACCAGGCGGACCCGGTCACCGGCCTGCCCACCGACTCGGTCGTGGCCGCCGCGTTCAGCGCGGCGGTGTGCGCCCAGGTCGAGTGGTGGGCGGCCGTCGGGGACAACATCGGGATCGGCGGGATCGGCACGTACGGCACCGTGAAGATCGGCACCGTGCACATGCAGGACCCGCGGCCGGTCGGGCCGAACGGCACATCGGCGGCCCGCCAGATCGCCCCGGGCGTGTGGGACGCCCTCCAGGCGCCCGAGCTGACCGTCCACGACCACCACTTCCGACTGGGGGCGGTGAGCACCTGGTGAGCGGCACCGTGCCCGAGTACCTACTCGTCCACCAGATCACCGTGGAGCCCTACCAGGGGGACGGAGCGTACGGGCCGCAGTACGGCGGGCCCGTCACGGTGCGGTGCTTCCTGGACCAGCAGACCCGCATGGTCCGCTCCAAGACCGGCACCGAGATCACGTCGACCGGCACGGCCTACTGCCATCTGGCAGCCGTCGCGCCGCCGGACTCCCGCGTGACGCTCCCTGACGGCCGTCAGGCCACCGTCATCGCGGCGCTGCGCCGTGACGGCGCCGGACTGCCCCTCCCGTCACACCTCGAAGTCCAGCTCACCTGAGGAGGCGCTATGGCCGCGCAGCGCACCAGCTTCCGGTGGGAGGGCAGGGCGTGGCTGGCCCGCACGAAGGCCGCCAGCCGGGCTGGCGTCGAGAAGGCCCTGGAGCACACCCTGGGCGAGGCCCGGAAGTTGGTGCCGCTGCGCGAGGGCACCCTGGAACGCTCCGGCAAGGTCGTCATGCTCGACGGCACCGCGCAGGGCGAGATCGTGTTCGACACGGTCTACGCCCGCCGGCAGCACGAGGAGTTGACCTGGAAACACGCCCCCGGGCGCCAGGCCAAATACTTGGAGCAGCCGATGAACACCGAAGCCGCCACGATGCTGGCCATCGTCGCAGCTCAGATCCGCCGCGATGCGTTCCTTGGGGGCCGCATTGGCTGATCTCGCAGAGGGCATCGCTGAGTACCTGGTCGCGGCCGGCCTGCTCGTCTACGACCCGGCCGGGGTCACTGGCGACACGTTCATCGACACGATGCCGCCGCAGCCGGACGAGGCGGTCGCCCTGACTCTCTACGGCTCCGGCGAACCGGACCCGGTCAATGACGACGACGAGGTCAGCCTCCAGGTCCGGTGCCGTGGCACGTCGGACCCGCGGCCGTCCCGGCAGCGCTCGGCCGCGATCTACAGCCAGCTCCACGGCCTGTCCCAGACAGTGCTGCCGGACGGCACCTACCTGATCCTCTCGATTGCCCAGCAGACCACCAGCTCACTCGGCCTCGACGCCAATGGCCGGCACGAGCACGTCGTCAACTACCGCATCACCTACAGCAACTCGACAGCGCACCGCAGCTAAGGAGGTGGCCGGATGGCCACGAAGAAGATCGCAGCCAGGGGGTTCATCTTCCAGGCCGCGTCCGGGGCGTCCTGGCTCCCCATCGCCGGACTCAAGACGTTCACCGTCAACTACGGCGACCACGACCAGCACGTGGACGCCACCGACTTCGACAGCCAGGGCCAGTACGAGGAGATCGTGCTGCAGCGCGGCGGCAGCCTGAAGCTGGAAGGGACCCGGCGCCGGGACCCGGCGACCGGCCTCGCCGACCCGGGACAGGCCGCGCTCGACACCCTGGCGCAGGGCCTGTCCGACACCTCGATCGGGACGATCCGCTTCAGGTACCAGACCGAGGTGCAGTGGCGCGTGTGGAACGTCACCGCGAAGCCCGCCGAGGAGGGCGGTGCGACGAACGACCTCGGGAAGTGGGGCATGGAATTGGCCCGGACCGGTGCCGAGACGTACACGGCGGCGCCGTGAGCCGCCGACCTGCCGCCCGGCGCCCGGCCGCGCAGCGCCGGCCCAGGCCTGCCGCGCCCAGCCCGGAACCGGAGCTGGACGACTTCGAGGACGACGACCTGGACGACTACGACGACGAGGACGACGAGGACGACGAGCCGGAGTTCGACACGGTCGACGCGGACGCCTTCTTCGCCGCCGAGGTCTCCACCGTCCAGCCCGTCAGCCTGCGGCTGTTCGGCAAGGACTACACGTTGCCGCTGACCATGCCCGTGGCGTTCTCGCTGCTGGCGGAGCGTCACCGTGAGGACGAGTCGCTGGCGACGATGCGCACCGTGCTGGCGCCCGTCTTCGGGCCGGATGCCCTGGACACCTGGCTCGCCGCTGGGATCGACCAGCGCCGGCTCGGCGTGGTCCTGCTCTGGTCGGCGCAGAACATGCACCAGCCGCACAGCCTCAGCTTCGAGGACGCGGTCCGGGAGTACGACACCCGGGAGGCCCGGGGAAAAGCCCTGAATCGCGCCCAGAGACGAGCCGGTTCTGGCGCGCGACGCTGACTCACTGGCGGCTGCTGGAGGCGGACTTGCGGCGGGAGTACGGGCTGCGGCCGGCCGAGGTCGCGGACCTATCGACCCGCGAGTTCCTGATCTACGTCAGCGGTCTCAGCCGAGATGCCCTGTGGGCGGAGGCCTACCGGGCGATGCCCGCGGTGGCTGACAGTCCGGCCGCGATCAGCGAGATCTTCGGCACCTTCCTGGGCGAGCCCCTGAGCGAGCCGCCCGACAACTGAACAGCGGAGGTGCCCGTGAACGTTGGCGAGCTGACGGCCACCTTCGACGTCGATGCCCGCGGGGCTGAGCGCGGAATTGCCCAGGCCGAGGCCGCCATGGTCGGGCTGGAGGCGAACGCCGACGCGGTCGGCGAGCACATCCGGGACAGCATGGACGAGGTCATGGCCTCGCTCCATCCCGAGTTCATGGTCGACGCGGACACGACCCCGGCGGACGCCGAGGTCGCGACGCTGATCCAGCACATGAGGGATCTGCGCGACGTCCAGATCGGCGTGGACGTGCCGATCGCGCAGGTCCTGAGCGAGCTCGACGAGATCCGGGTGAGCTGCGAGGACCTCCAGAATCACCACCCGGACGTGGATATCCAGATCAGGGCGATGGACGCGCTGTTCGCCCTGGACCTCGTCGATCAGGGCATCGAGCGGATCGCCTACGAGCACCCGACGGTACAGATCGACGTCGAGAACGCCCGGGCGCTGGCCGAGCTGGAGGAGGTCATCGCCGAGGCCCACCATGTGGGGGCCGAGGATCCGCATGTCGACGTGCACACTGACACCAGCGAGGCCAAGACGGCGCAGCGTGACGTCTCGGCGCTGACGGGTGCCCTCGGCTCGGCGGCCGGCAGCGCGAGCAGCTTCGGCAGCACCTTCGCGATGGGCGCGGCATCGGTCGGCTCCGCGATCCCAGTGGTGGCCGGCCTGGTCGCAATGCTGCAGAACATCCTGCCGGCGGCCGGGATCGCGGCCACTGGCCTGTTCATGGTGGCGTCGGCCGGCGCCGCCATCAAGATCGGCACATCGGGGATCGGCGGCGCCCTGCACGCCGCCTTCGCGGACGTACCGGCGTCGGCAGGCGCGGCGGCCAGCGGCACGAACCAACTCGCCGACGCCCAGCGCAACCTGAAGGACGCGACCCAGAACGCGGCCGACGCCAACGTCAAGGCCGCCCGTGCGGTCGGCGATGCCCAGCGGACCCTGGCGGACGACCAGAAGGCCGTCACCGACGCGCAGGTGCAGGGCGCCCGCCAGGTCGCCTCGGCCGAGCGGAGCCTCGCGGACGCCGAGAAGGCCTCACAGCAGGCCCAACTCGACCTCAACGCGGCGCGCAGGCAGGCCTCCATGGATCTGGAGGACCTGACCAACCAGGTCACGGACGCCAGCCTCAGCCAGCGCGGCGATGTCCTCGCGGTCCAGCAGGCCCAGCAGGAGCTGGACAAGACCAAGGCCAACCCGGCCTCCACCGAGGCGCAGATCGCGCAGGCGCAGCTGGCCTACGACACCGCAGTGCAGCGGCTCCAGGAGCAGGGGCTCGCACTCGACCGGCTGAAGGACAAGCAGGCCCAGGCCGCTCAGGCCGGCGTGGACGGCAGCGCGCTCGTCGTCGCCGCGCAGGCCAAGGTCGTGTCTGCGGACCGGGCGGTCGGCGACCAGCAGCAGGCACTGACGGACGCCCAGATCCAGGCACAGGACAAGGTCGCGGCCGCACTTCGCAAGGTCGGCGACCAGGTTCGGGCCGTCGCCGATGCGCAGGACCAGCAGGCGAAGACCGCCTATCAGGGTGCGGAGCAGATCCAGAAAGCCATGGAGGCTCTGGGGCAGGCTGGGGCGAAGGCGGCCGGCGGCGGGGTCGACCCGCTGGCGGCCGCCCTGGCCAAGCTGTCGCCGTCCGCGCGCGCGTTCGTCGAGGAGATCATCCGCCTCAAGCCGCAGCTCGAAGCGTTGAAGTTGGATGTCCAGCAGCGCCTCATGCAGGGTCTGGACGGCACGCTGGCGCAGCTCGCCGCGACGTCGCTGCCCGTGTTCCGTCAGGCCCTGGTGGATTCGGCCGGCCACCTGAACGACATGGCCAAGGGCGTGGGATCCGCGGCGATCGGCCTGTCGGAGTCGGGCGTGCTTGGGCAGGCGCTGAGCAGCGCGAACAAGGGCCTGGGCAACCTGATCGGTCTGCCCGGCCAGTTCGTCACGGGGCTGGGGCAGATCGGTGCTGCTGCGGGTGGGGCGTTCGACCGGGTGACCAGCGGCGCCGGGAACCTGGCGACGAAGGTCTCCGAGAGCCTCGGCAAGGCGTTCTCGGGTGGCGGCCTGGAGAAGGCGATCAACGCCGCTCTCGACATCCTCGGGCAGCTGGGCACGGCGGCCGGGAACATCGGCTCGGTGCTCGGCGAGGTTTTCGGGGCCGCGCAGCAGTCGGGCGCCGGTTTCGCCAGCACCCTCGTCAAGATCACCGGTTCGCTGAAGGAGGCGTTCGGGACGCCGGCCGTGCAGGCCGGACTGGCAACCCTGTTCACCACGATGAGTGTGCTGGCCAGCACGGTGGCGCCGCTGCTCGGGCAGGCCCTCCAGGTGATCGGTCCGGTGCTGTCGGCGCTCGGACCGCCGGTTCAGGCGCTGGTGCAGGCCCTGGGCAGTGCCCTTGGGCCGGTGCTCGCGGCACTGGGCCCGGTGATGGCGACCGTGGGAACGCAGGTCGTCAACCTCGCGGCGGCCGCCCTGCCGATCCTCTCGAAGGTGCTCGTGGCCCTGGCGCCGCCACTCCAGGCCCTGATCACGGCCATCGGCGGGGCACTGGGCCCGATCATCGTGGCGCTGGGGCCGGTGCTGCTGGCGGCGGCTCAGGCGGTCGGCAGCCTGATCGTCGCGGCGGCGCCGCTGTTGGGTCTGGTCGGTCAGCTGGCGGCCGACCTGTTGCCGGCGCTGACTCCGCTGCTGGCCGGGGCGTCCACGCTGTTCACGCAGCTCGCTCCGCTGGTGGCCGCCGTAGCGACGGCGCTGAGCGCGGCGCTCGGGCCGATCCTGGCCCAACTGCCCAACCTGATCGGCCCCTTCGTCACGATCCTGACCAGCCTGACGGGCGCGGTACTGCCGATCCTGGCCCAGCTGATCACCCAGCTGCCGCTCGCGAGCCTCGGCCAGAGCTTCGCTCAGGTCGCGATTGCTCTGGCGCCGCTGCTCGCCCAACTGGCCGTCATGATCGGGCAGTACTTGCAGATCCTGATGCCGATCCTGGTGCCCATCATCGGCGCGGTCGCCCAGCTCGCCGCCCTGTTCGCCGGGGTGCTGGCACAGGCCATCCAGGGCGTGCTGGTGCCCGCCCTGAAGTTCGTCACCGATCTCCTCAGGGGCGATCTCAGGGGAGCGATCGGCGACGTCGGGAACCTGCTGAGCGGCCTGGGCAGGCTCTTCATCAGCGTCTTTGCCGACCTGCCGGGGAAGATCCAGGGCCTGATGATCGATCTGGGCAGGCAGCTCTTCGACTCCGGCGCGAAGATCATCGGCGGCCTGATCGACGGCATCAAGTCGAAGATCGGCAACGTCAAGGACGCCGTCTCCAGCGTCCTCTCCGGCGCCCGCAACCTCCTGCCCTTCAGCCCAGCGCGCGAGGGACCGTTCTCCGGGTCCGGCTGGACGCTCTACTCCGGACAGTCCATCAGCCATGCGCTGGCGGAGGGCATCCTCGGCGGCCAGGGCCGCGTCCGGGCGGCCACCCAGTCGCTGATGGCCACCGCCCACGGCGGCATTGGGGGCGGCCTCGGCGGTCAGTTCGCACTGGCCGGCGGCGCCGGGGTCGGCATGGGCGGCGGCTTCCACATCGAGAACTACCACGAGTCCGCCAACGGCTCCGCCCGCTCCACGGCGGAGGAGCTCTGGTGGCTCGGCAAGCAGAGGGGGTGATCCGGTGGCAGGTGAGCTGGTGACCGGCCCCGGCCTCATCCAGTGGGGCACCCTGCTGATCGGCCGCTCCCGGGCCGGCGGCGTCACCTCGACGCCGTACCGGTGGCGGTCGCTAACAGGGTGGGAGGACACGCCGGGTCTGGACTCCGGCACGGTGCTGCGCGCACAGGACCACGGCGCGTGGCCCGGCCGGCTTCTCGCCCAGACCCGCACGATCACCGTGCCCGACCTGACGGTCCGCACCGCCCCCGGCGCCCTGGGCGCCGCGGTGCGCACCCTGGAGTCAGCCACCGCTCCGGGCCCAGACACCGAACAGCCGCTCGTCATCCAGCTCGACGAGCGCGGCCCACTACTCGTCTGGGCCCGCCTGACCCGCCGCGCCCTGCCGGTCACCCCGGCCTGGCAGGTCGGCCACACGACGGGCGGTGCGCTCCAGTGGGAGTGCACGGACCCGCGCCGGTACGTGGTCGCCGAGCAGACCGGGGTCAGCGGCCTGCCGGCCCCCGAGTCCGGCCTGTCCTGGGGGACGCCGACCGAGACGGGGCTCGCCTGGGGCAGCCCGGAGACCGGCCTTGTCTGGGGAACGCCCGGGTCGACCGGTGACATCACGATCGTCAACTCCGGCACGGCCCAGGCGAATCCGATCATCGAGATCCGTGGGCCGGTCGTCACGCCGTCGGTGACGCTCCTGGCCACGGGGCAGGTCCTGGAGTACGGGATCACGCTCGCGGCCAGCGACGTCCTGATCGTGGACACCTGGGCCGGGACCGTCCTCCTCGGTGGCCAGTCCCGCCTCGCCACCGCCACCAACCGCTCCAGCCCCGAGGGCAGCTTCGTGCTGCCACCCGGCAGCTCCACTCTCTCGTTCCGGGCAGCCCCCGGCTCTGTCGATCCCGCAGCGTCCGCCACCGTGCGGTACCGCTCGGCCTACTGGTAGGAGGCCCCGTGACGGTCCGTTCCGCCTGGCACCTGAACCCCGGTCAGACCCGCCAGGACACCCGGCTGTCTCCGGTCGGCGCCTACACCCCGCTGGATGCGATGCAGACCCGTGCCGGGGTCATCCCGGGCGGCACCGGCATGCTGCTGACCGGCTCCGGGATGTCCGGCACGGTGGCGACCGGCCGGGCGATCGTCCAGGGCACGGCCGCGCAGGGCGCCTACCCGGTCGCGATCACCGCCGCCGAAGCGATCACCGTCGCCAACGGTCACGCGTCCCTGCCCCGGATCGACACCGTGTGGCTGGTGGCCTACGACCAGCTGTACGACACCTCCGGCCAGACCCTGGCCGCCGTGGTCTACACCCAGGGCACCGCCGCCGGCTCGCCGACGGCACCGACCGCTCCGGCCACGGGCACGGCCTACCTGCGCCTGTGGGACATCCTCGTTCCGGCCGGCGCCTCGGCGGGCTCCCCGATCAACTGGGCCACCGCGCTGACCGATCAGCGCGTCTACACCGTGGCAGTCGGCGGGATCACCCCGAACGCCGTCGTGGCCGGCGCCCACCCCGGGCAGTGGCGGGACAACAACGGCGTCCTGGAGCGCTACACCGGGTCCGTGTGGGAATCGGCCCTGCGAGTGCAGAATTCGGGCACGGTGCAGGTCGGCGACGTCCCCCTGACCCGGTCCGCGACCAGCACCATGCAGGTCGGCGGCAACCTGAGCGTGACCGGCATCGGACAGACGCTCTTCGCCCGCAAGACCACCAACCAGAACGTTACAAACTCCAACGCCCAGCAGGACGACGCCAACCTGACGTTCAGCGTCGCCGCCAACGCCGTGTACGCCGTAGACGGCTACTTGATCTACGGCGCTGACCCGACGGCCAACCTGAAGATCGGCTTCGTCGGGCCGGCCGGAGCCACGTTCGACTGGAACGTCACCGGTGCGGCTGGCGGCGCCAGCTCCACCATCTCGCCGGTCATCCTGGACGATCAGGCAATCGGAACGTTCGGTTACATCATGGGCGGCATCACCAGCAACGCAACCAAAATGACAGGCAAGCTGACCGGCCTGCTCGTCACCAGCGGCACCGCTGGCACCTTCAAGTACACCTGGGCGCAGAACAACGTTGTCGCCAATGCGACGATCATGTACGCGGGTAGCTACATGCGGCTGACCCGGGTGGGCTGATGGCACAGTCGAGCACACTCCTGGTGTGCGACCTGCGTTCGGACCAGCTAATGGACCGCCTACCGGTCGTCGGGGCATCCTTCGACGACTACATCGGCAAGAGCGGCTCGATCTCGGGCACGATCCCGGTGCCGGACGCCGCGATGGCCGCCCGCGTGCAGGCCGCGATGCTGCCCGGGCGCACGATGTTGTGGCTCCAGCGCGGCATGGACATCGCCTGGGGCGGCATCCTGTGGACGGCGACGCCGACGCGGGACGAGCGTGGCCGCTGGACGCTTCCCTTCCAGGGCGCCGGCGTGGAGTCCTACTTCCGCCAGCACCAGCAGCTGACGGACACACAGGTGTCCGCGGGCGTGGATCAGCTGGACATCGCCCGGGGCCTGATCTCCTACGCGCAGGCCCGGACCGGCGGGAACATCGGCGTGGAGATCGACTACACGCTGACCTCGGGTGTAGCTCGGGACCGCACCTACCTGTCCTACGACCTGCCGTGGATTGGCCAGCTGGTCGACCAGCTCGCCGCGACACAGAACGGCTTCGAGTGGCGGATCAACTGCTTCCGCGACAGCACCGGCGCGCGCCACAAGCAGCTGCAGCTCGGCTACCCCAAGATCTCCGTCGGCTCTACGGACACCGTACTGACCAGCCCCGGGCCGATCACCGCCTTCAGCCTGCCGCAGGACGCCACCGTGCAGGCCAACGCTTGGTCGTCGCGGGGTGCCAGCATCAACACCAACCTGGCCGCCACCAGCTACCCGCTGATGAGCGGCCCGTTCACCACAGCGGCGGACTACACGCTTGGCTGGCCGAGGCTGGACGGCTCCTCCGACTACACCAGCGTGAGCAACCAGGCCGAGCTCGATCAACACGCCCAGGCCGACCTCGCCATGCAAGTCCGGCCGGTGACGATCCCCACCGTCCGCGTCCTCACCGCGTCCGGCCCACTGCCGGCCCTCGGATCCACGATCCGCGTCAAGATCCAAGATCCGATCTGGTACCCGCAGGGCTACACCGTCCGCTACCGACTCGTCGGCTACCGGGTCACACCCGAGGAGCGCGGCCGCCCCGAGTCCGCCGACCTGTACCTGGAGGTGATCTGATGCCGCAGGTCCCGCTCGACGTCCTCGACCGCCTGGCCGCGATGGAGGACCGGATCCGGTTCCTGGAGGGCCGGGCCCAGATCCGGCCGGCGCTCAACCAGATCCTCGCCGGTGACGTGACTGTCGGCCAGGGCGGCACGTTCAAGGTCAACGACGTGGACGGGTCGCCGCTGCTCTACGTGGGGCAGATCAGCCCGAACCACCCCGACGGCTCGGCACAGAGAGGGCTGATCGTCTGGCGTGAGGACGGCACTCAGGTCCTGACAGTGTTCACCAGCGACACCAACCCGCAGCATCTGTCGATCGCTGACGTGCTCGGCAACGTCCTCATCGGCGACGACGCTCTGACCGGGCAGGGGCTCGCCCGGCCCTACCTCTCCAGCGACGGCTGGTTCGGCGCCGTCGAGCAGCCCACCGCCACGACTACGTCCGGCGTGTTCAGCACGGTCGCCCACCTGCCCTGGATCAAGCAGCATCCGCGGGTCCAGGCGTTCTACCTGGTCCGCTGCTCGGACGGCTCGACCTCGGGGGAGATTCGTCTGGTGGACGACGTCGGCACGCAGATCGGTCCGACGGTGGTGGTGGGCCTGGGCGGATTCACCTACGGCAGCGTCGTGGGATCGCTGAACGGCACGCACGAGCAGCAGCTGTACCTGCACTGGCAGGCCCGCACCACGGCGGGCTCGGGGACGATCGGCGTCAAGGGCCTGACGACGTTCGGTGTCCAGTCCTGATCAGGGCGTGGTGGTGGGGCCGACGGTGGGGGCGTTCGTCGGGTCGGGGGCCCGGCTGGGGTAGGGGCCGTGGTCCACGGTGCCGCCGCCGCCGTTGTTCTGACCTGCGGTTTCCCCGGCTGAGCCTGGGACGGGCGGTGTGGTGGCGACCGTGGGCGCCTCGGTGGCTGGCGGCGCGGTGCTGGGGGCCGGGGTCGAGGCCGACGGATCGTCCATGGGGGCCTGCGGGGTGCTCATGGTCGTCTCCTTCGTCGGGCTGGGGGCTGCTGCGGCTTGCCGACTCGCTGGGTTCGTAGGGCTGGGCTTCGGCTCGGTGCTGCTCGGGCTGGGGGTCGGGTCCGCCGTGGCGCTGCTCGGCGCCGCCGCGGCGGCGGCCGGCGCGGTGACGCTCCCGGACGCGCTCGGCGTGTCCGTCGCCACCGGCGCCGCATCCCCGACCTGAACGACCTGCACCGCTGGCCGGCTGCTGCCATCAGCGGTGAGGGCTACCGCTGTTGCGCTGCCGCCGGCGATGACGACCGCTGCACTCAGGGCCACCCAACTCCGTCTGTTCATCGTCAACATCATTCCCCCCTGGGCTCGTTGTGCGCTGACGGTACACCCGTGGGGCGACAGAACCACCACAACTCTGTACCAGAGGAGACCCGTTCGCGTGATCATCTATTCGGAGGCATCGTGACCTCATATTCGCTCGGCCGCCATGTCGAGCACGACCCGAGGAGCCTGGCGTACGCGCACGGCGTGCTGCCCAGCTCGGCGATCCAGTCGGTGGACTGGGCTCGTCGGACGCCGATCCTCGACCAAGGCCAGCTCGGCAGCTGCACCGGCAACGCCGGGACGGGCTGGCTGGGTACGGACTCGGCTGGCCGGACCGCGAGCACCTCGGTGACGATCTCGGCGGCCGGCGCCGCGGCGAGCCACGGCCTGTTCACGGCTGGCGTGCATGCGCTGGACGAGACCTTCGCCGTGGCCCTGTACAGCCTGGCGACGATCCTGGACGGGGTCAGCGGCCAGTACCCGCCTACGGACACGGGCTCGTCCGGTATCGGCGTCGCCAAGGCGCTCCAGGTGCTCGGCCTCGCCGTCAGCTACTCGCACGCCTTCTCGATGGCGGCGCTGAACTCGGCGCTCCAGGCTGGCTCGGCGATGATCGGCATCCCGTGGCTCAACAGCAGTTTCACCCCGGCGGCGGACGGCCGTATCCCGGTCGACAGGGCCAGCGGCATCGCAGGCGGCCACGAGCTGACGATCTGTCGGTACGACGCAGCCGCCGGTGAGTACTGGGTCGCCAACTCCTGGGGTGCATCGTGGGGCCAGCAGGGCTACGGCTACTTCACCGCGGCGGACCTGGCCTGGCTGCTCTCCCAGCAGGGCGACGTCACCGTGCCCGCGTGGGCGCCTGCCCCGACGCCGACGCCTGTTCCATCGCCGTCCGTGGACGCGGACGTGCTGGCCGCCCATCGATCCCTGCAGTCCTGGGCCACGAAGAACGGAGTCTCCTGATGATGCTCGTCACCCGTGCCGACTTCGGCTGGCCAGCTACACCGGCCGCCGACCAGCCGACCACTCTCGGCGTGAAGGTCCACTACGAGGGAGGGAACGTTCCCCTCGCCCTGCTCGGCGATCACGACCAGTGCGTCCAGCTCTGGCGCAACATCCGCTCGATGCACATGTCCGACCCGGTGCAGCACTGGGTCGACGTCGCCTACAACGCCGGCGTGTGCCCGCACGGCTACGTGTTCGAGGGCCGCGGCCTGCGCAAGGAGACGGGGGCGAACGGCAACCAGCCGCTGAACCACGCGCATTTCGCGGTGTGTGGCCTGCTCGGCTCGGACGCCGGCGGCCTGACCCAGCCCACGGACGCGATGCTCAGCGGCCTGCGGGACGCGATCGAGTGGCTCCAGGCCAACGGGGCGGGCCCGGAGATCAAGGGTCACCGGGACGGCTACGCCACCGACTGCCCCGGCGGGCCTTTGTACGCCTGGGTCCAGGCGGGTGCCCCTCGGCCGAACTCCCCGGCCCCGGCCCCGGCGCCTCAGCCCACCCCGGACCCTGCGCCCGCGCCGCAGCCGGCCCCTGCTCCGCAGCCTGCCCCGGTCCCGGCGGGTCCGCCGTGGCCCGGCGAGTACCTGCGTCTGCAGTCCCCGATGCTGCACGACGACCACGTCCGTACCTGGCAGCAGCGCATGTCCGACCGCGGCTGGCCGATCACCGTGGACGGCTGGTACGGCAACCAGTCCGACGGCGTGTGCCGCCAGTTCCAGCAGGAGAAGGGCCTCGGCGCCGATGGCGTCGTCGGTCCGCTGACCTGGGCTGCGGCCTGGAACGCCCCCATCACCCACTGACCGAACTGGAGTTCACCATGTCCCTGTTTGCCCCCATTGAGGCGAAGGTGAAGGCGGCCGCGTCCGTCAGCTTCCTCGCCGGCCTGGCGGTCGCTCTGCTGAACGCGGTCGTCGCCAACAACGCTCTGCTCGGCTCACTGCCCGCGTGGCTTCAGGCGCCGCTGCTCGCCCTGGTCCCGTTCGTGCTGACGTTCCTGGGCGGGTACGCGGCGCCGCATACCGCGCGCTCGGACACGGCGGCCATCCAGTCGGCTGACATCCGGCCGGTGTGACGTGCGGGCCGCGCACCGTCTGACCGCCTGAACAGCCCGGAGGTAACAGATGGCGGACGAGCCGTCGAACGGGGAGCTGGCCCGCCGCCTCGATGCAGGGTTCGGCGACCTCAAAGAGGACGTGCGGGACCTCGCGAAGCGGCTCGACAGCAAGGTCGACGTCGGCACGCTCGCCCTGCAGCAGCAGGCGCAGGATGAGCGGCATGCGGCTCTCGCCGGTGAGGTCCGGTCGATCAAGGACGGCCGCCAGAAGGAAGCCGAGGACAGGCAGTTGGAGGTCCGGACCCGGGAGACTCAGCGGGCCGCGGACAGGCGCCTGCTGCTGACTGCGCTGGTCGCCCCGGTTCTCCTGCTGCTATTGCAGGTCTATCTGTCGACGAAGGGAGCAGGTGGGTGACGGTCCCTGAGAGAGCGAGGCGCACGTCGACCAGGCGGCGGCGTTCTGACGTGCTGTATGTGGCGACCGTCGCCACGGTCCTTGTCGTCCTGGTCTGGGTGCTGCTGACCTTGCACAGTCTCAGTTCCTCCCTGCTGCAGGCGAACTCTGCGCGGGATGCCTTGGCGCGGCAGGTGCAGCAGATGGGTGGCCAGCCGGTCGCGGGGCCTCCCGGGAGCCGCGGTGATCCGGGCAATACCGGGGCTCCGGGTCCATCCGGTGACCGCGGGGATCCGGGTTCTCCGGGAAGTACCGGTCCGGCGGGTCCGGCGGGTCCGTCCGGTCCGGCTGGGCCCACGGGTCCGGCGGGGGCGGGCTCGACTGAGGCGGGCCCTACCGGTCCGGCCGGGGCTCGCGGGGCGGACTCGACGATCCCTGGCCCTACAGGGCTGCCAGGGGTCGCTGGCTCGGCGGGGCCTGAGGGTGCGCCAGGTTCGCCCGGCCCGACTGGTCCTCCCGGCGAGGCAGGTTCCCCGGGCGCCATAGGACCCGCTGGGGCTCCCGGCGCGGCCGGCCAGCCGCCTGCGGGCTGGACGTTCACGTCGAACGGCACCCAGTACACGTGCTCCCGGGCGGCCGGCTTCGATCCCGCGAATCCGCAGTACACGTGCTCGTCGCAGGTCCCGAGCCCGTCACCGTCAACGACGGCGCTCGGTCTGCTGCGTCATCCCTGAGACGCCATCGCCCCCGTCTGGCCTTCGGGCCGGGCGGGGGCGCTTTGTCGTGCCGTGCCAGGGGCGGCACCTCGTGTCACCCAAATGGGTGTGTAACTGGGCGAGTTCGAAACTGGGTCTACGCTTGTCGTATCAACATCCGGCCCGTCAGCCGGGGCAGAAAGATGCCCCGGCGGGACTCCACATCTCACCGGGGCCGAGAGCACACCTGAAAGGCGCTCATGTCTCACCTCAACGGTAACCTGCCCGAGCCCGCCAGCGCGAGTGGGGGCAGCCCGTTCGACCGGATCCGCCGCACCGACGACTACGGCCAGGAGTACTGGTCCGCCCGCGACCTCCAGCCGATCATGGGCTACGCGCAGTGGCGGGACTTCGACGAGGTCGTTCGCCGCGCGATCCGCTCCTCCGAGAACACCGGCACATACTCTGACCAGGCTTTTTGTGCGGTCACGCAAAAAGCCACAGGTGGCGCTCCTCGTGCCGATTATCAGCTGAGCCGCTATGCCGCCTACCTCGTGGCGATGAACGGCGACCCGAACAAGCCGGCGGTAGCGGCCGCGCAGTCGTACTTCGCCATGCAGACGCGCGCTGCCGAGGTCGCCACGAGCCGGCCCATGTCCGAGATCGAGATGGCCCGGCAGTACCTCGCAGTACTTGAGCGCGAGCAGGAACTGGCGAAGGAACTGGAGGTGGCGGCCCCGAAGGCTGGCAAGTGGGATGCGTTCCTCAACGCCGAAGGGCTGATCGGAATGCGCGAGCTGGCCGACCTGCTCAAGACGGACGTGAAGACGATGACGAACTGGCTCGTGGAGATCAGTGTCTTCAGGCGTCAGGTGTCGGCGAGCGGGGGTGGTCGGAACATGCCGAGGGCGGCCCATCAGCAGTCTGGCTTGTTCGAGGTAAAGATGGAGAGCAACGGGAAGGGCGTGAGCTACCCCGTGGTCTACTCGACAGCTCGCGGGCTGGACCTGGTCGACGACTTGTGGCGGCAGAAGCGCATCATCTGAGCCGAGCCACGAGCGCCCCGTCTCCTTCGGGAGGCGGGGCGCTTCGTCGTGCCCGGGGTCGGGAGAAGTCTCAGCACGCGAAAGGGCCCTCTGATGAGGGCCCTTTCCGTGTTCCCCGCTGCGAAGTGCGGGTACCGTTCCAGATGTCGAGTCGGGAACGGAGCAACGGAGTTCAGTATGCCCCAGCACGGGCCAGAGCACACCGGCATGCGCATCGCCTACTACCGGAAACTACGCCACCTCACCCAGAGAGGACTCGCGGACCGCGCCCACCTGTCGTACAGCATTCTGACGAAGATCGAACAGGGCGAACGCCCCGCCAGCCCGGCCACACTCGGTGCGCTCTCCCGAGCCCTCCAGGTCCCGGTCAGCGATCTCTCGGGCCAGCCGTACCTCGCCGAGCTGCAGCAGGATCAGCTGGACGGTCTGATCCAGCCGATCCGCGAGGCCCTCGACCTGTACGACCTCGGCGCGGACCCCGAGGTGGCTCCCCGCCCTGTGGCAGAGCTGGCCGCGCATGCGGAGGCCCTGTGCGCCGCGGTCCGGGAGACGCGCCTGCGGGACGTCGCCAGTGAGCTGCCCGGCCTGATCACGGAGGCTACGACCGCCGCGCACGCCCATCCCACGGCCGAGGCGTGGACCGTGCTGGCCAGCGCCTACCGCACCGCCTACGACGTGACGACCAAGCTCGGGTATCAGGACCTCTGCGCGGTGGCGCTCGACCGGATGGCGTGGGCTGCGGAGCGCGGCTCGGATCCGATCCTCGCCGGGGTGCGGCAGTACCTGCGCTCGCTGGTGTACCTGCGGGCTGGCCAGTACCGCACGGGCGAGCGCCTGGTGACGGCTGGCCTGGGGATTCTGCAGCAGGGTGAGGCGAGCCGCGTCCGGGATGTGGCGGTCGGTCAGCTGCACCTTGGCGCGGCGGTGATAGCTGCTCGGGCGCAGGATGGCGGCCGGGCGGAGAGCCACCTGGCGGAGGCCGGCCGGGTGGCGGAGCTGACGGGGCCCGCCGAGCGGGTCCACTGGCTGTCGTTCGGGCCGACGAACGTGGCGACGCACCGGGTGAGCGTGTTGGCCGAGCTGTCGCAGTATCAGCAGGCGGTGAGCGCGGCGGCCGAGGTGGTGATCCCGGAGTGGTGGCCGCCGTCGCGCCGCTCCCACCATCTGGCCGAGGTGGCGAGGGCTCAGCTGTGGGTGGGGCAGAACGAGGCGGCGCTGCGGAATCTCCAGGCGGCGCGGGCGGCGGCTCCGCAGCAGATGCGCTACCACCCGGTGGTCCGGGAGACGGTGGCTGGTCTGGTGGCTGCGCGGCGGGCTGCGCCGGATTCGCTGACCAACCTGGCTGCATGGGTTGGGATCTGATCGTTTTTCAGCTACCCCGGGCTACCACAAACTGTGGTAGTTCCGGGGTTCGCTTTTGGCAACACTCTTGCTGTCAGTGATACCTCGACTACAGGAGTGGCTATGGCGGCGAAGCGTCACAGCAGCACCCCCACCAAACGCGTTCCTCGCACCCCCCAGGAACAGGCCCGACGCCGCGACCTGCTCGACGCGGCCTCCGGTGAGCTCGGCTACGGCGGCCCGATCACCATCGCACAGCCGATCAGGGGCGCTCGCCATGGCCGCCCCGAGTAGCGCCCCGGCGCCCGCCGCCGCGCCTCCCACGTACGCCCAGCTGCATGAGCAGCAGTGCATCGCCTGCCCGGCCATGACCGACCTACGCCCGGCCGGCCACCGTCGGATCGACGGTCTCTCGTGGGCCGTGGTCGCCTGCCCCGAGCATGCCGGGGAGGCGTCGTGATGGCGGTCTCCGACTCGCGCGCCACCGACCTGGCGTTGAGCGCCCGGACGTTCCTGGCACAGCACGACCTGCACCCCGATCCGGACACGTACCTCGCCCACGGCTACGTCAACCTGTGCCTGCGGGCGTGGCCCGGCGCCACCGGCGCGCCCCTGCACCTGGCCACCCAGTGGGCCCTATGGACATGGCTGGCCGACGACGTGCTCGACACCGAACTGCGCGACGCACCGCGCAAGGAGGTCAGCCAGCTAGTCGGCCAGCTGGTCGACGTCCTGTACGAAGACGAGCAGCCGCACCTGGGCGACCATCCGACCGTGCGGGCGCTCGCCGACCTGGTCGTGTGGACCCAGACGACGATGCCCGGCGACTGGTGGGTGCGGTACCGCGAGCAGTTGGAGGTCTGGCTCCACGCGGCCGCCGACAAGTTGCTGAGCTACGTACAGCCGGCCCGGACGCCGACGCTGCGGGAGTACCTGGCGCTGCGGCCGGCCGACGGCGGGATGGTGCTGGCCGCGATGTGGTGCGAGCTCGCACATCAGTGCATCACGCCGGACTGGTCGACGCCGCTCGTACAGTCGCTGCTCAGGTCGTTCTCGATGTGCGGGATCCTGGCGAACGACCTCGCGGCCGGCCCTGGGGACACGTTCACTGCGGTGGCGGCGCTCGTCCGCACGGCCGGCCTGACGGTCGGGGTCGCGCGGGAGCGCGTGCAGGAGCTGCTGCGAGCGGAGGAGTTCCGCTACTGGTGGCTGTACACGGCGGCCCGCGAGATGGCCGACGCGCCCCAGTCGGCGGCTGAGACGGGCGATGTGGTCCTGGACGCGAGCCGCTTCGCCCTGCACCTGGACCGGTTCCGGCGGGCGTTGGCCGAGTGGACGGCGGCGAGCTCCAGGTACGTGCTGGCCGCGCCCGCAGAGCCGGCACCGTGACGGCGCCCGCGCCCGCGCTGCTGGCGGTGGCGCACCGCGCCGGCCGAACGGTGGTCGGCCGCTACCTCTATGGGCCCAGGTCGGACGGGCCGGCCATCAGCGTGGCTGACGTGCTGCTGCTCTTCCTCGGCGTGCAATCCGCACGCCAACTGATCACCACTCCCACGGAAGGACCGTAAGGCCGGACGAGCCGACACCGCCACCGCCTCCGCCGACGCCGCTCGTATGCGAGCGGTGCGGGGGCGATCATCACAGACTGACCCACGAGAACTGGATGTAGCTCCCCTGACTGGCCGTCCGGGCGTCGTCCCCTGCGGGCCCGGGCGGCCACCGATACCCGGCGTCTAGCGTTCACATATCGGACGATATGCTCTGGGTCGGCGGGAATCCCCGCCAGCCGGGGGAGGCACCAGAGGAGCTACCCCGATGAACAGTCCCCCGACGCCCGCGCGCCGCGCCCTGCCGGCGCCGGGCCGCTGCTTACTCGTCCCGGAATAGCCAGGCGGTCGGCACGCCGAGCGCCTGGGCGACGACGAGGTAAGCGTCGATCGAGGGCCCGCGGGTACTGAGCTCGATGCGGCCGATGGTCTGTCGGTCGAGGCCGGCCCGCTCGGCGAGCTGTTCCTGTGACCAGCCGCGATGGGTCCGCAGGGTCCGGATGCGCACGCCGAGGGCGGCGCGCTCGGCGAGGAGCCCCTCCGTCAGGTTGATCTTGGCGGACATCCTCCCCACGCTCGCGGGGACGATCCGGAATGTCTGTATCCAGTTGGATACAGACCGCCAAGTTTGCCCGTGCCCGCCGAGGGCACACCTCGTTGAACATATGACAGTCTGTACGCCTTCGCCGAACGTAAGTTCGATACTGTTCCCACATGCTCCCCGGTAGCCAGCCCCCCAGGCGGCCCGGGGAAGAGCCGCCCCCGCGCTTCGGTGCGGGGGCGGCGCTACTCAGACGATCGGCTTCAGCCGGTCCGGCTCGAACACCCGGTAACCAGGGGAAGCGGGCATCACGCGGTACCCCGGCACGATCGCCAGTACCACCTCGCGGCGCTGCGCCGCGGTCAGCTTCTGCCAGCCCGCCGCGACGTCGCCGGCGAGGAGCGACCTTACGACGCCAGGTAGGGACGAGGTGACCAGGGACTTGCTGCCCTGGATCCTCTCGGCGATGATGCCGCGGGCCTCTGTGAACTCGGCGAACGACAGCTCGCGCCGCGCCCACATCCCAGCCAGCTCCTTCAGCTGCTTCTCGTCCGCAGCCAGGTCAGCCCGGGCGGAGTCGACCGCGGTGGACGAGTAGGAGCCGCGCAGGACCAGCAGGTTCTCGGGGCGACTCAGGTAGGCGAGCACCTGCTGTTCGACTTCGGCCTCGGCCCGGGCCGCTGAGATCGAGATGCGCCCGCAGCCGCCCCGCGGAGTTGCGCACCAGTACTTCGGGCCACCACCACCGCTCCAGGCCATCAACTTGAAGTCGCAGAGGCCGCAGTGGAAGACCCCGTTCAGCCAGCGGACGAGCGTGTTGCTGGAGCCGCCCGATGCCGTGCGGCGTTCCTTCAGCCTGGTCTGCACCTGCTCCCAGGTCTCACGGTCCAGGATCTTCGGCCACGCGGCTTCGCCGACGATCTCCCCGCGGAAGACGCGTAGGCCGGTGATGCGCGCGCCGGTGAGGATCGAGGTGATCGAGCGGGTGTTCCACCGTGAGGCCGCGGCGGGCCGGACACCGTGTTCCTCCAGGTAGGCGGCGACGTCGTAGAGGCTGCTCTTGTAGTCGCCGAGGATGATCTCTGCCATCTTCTTGATGGCGTCGGCCTCGTCCTGGCGGATCGTCATGCCGTCAGGTTCGTAGCCGAAGGCGCGTCGGCCGCCGCCGGACGGTTTGCCTTGCTCGGCGAGCTGTTCGTGCTTCCGGGCGACACGGCGTGAGGTGTCGCGGCTGGACTTGTTGGCGACGGCGACCATGACGCGGGCCATGGTGATGTCGGCGTCGGAGTCGAGTCGGAGCGAGCCGGTCACGCTGGTGACGGGCACGCGCTTCTGCTCGACCACGTCGATGAGGTCTTCGAGATCGCGAGGGTCGCGGGTGTAACGGTCAAGGTCGTAGGCGAGCAGCCCATCGCGCGCTCCTGAGCTCAGGAGCCCGAGGGACTCGCGCAGCCCGGGGCGGTAGACGCGTAGACCGGTGGTGCCGTCAGGCAGCGTGACCTTGCGCCGCTTGAAGGCGGAGACGTCGTTTTCGACGATGACCTGGGCGATGCCCCAGCCGATCTTGTCGGCGTGGCGCCGGCCGTCATCTTCCTGGCGTCCGACGCCGAGGGCTTCCCCCTCGCGGTCGTCCGAAATACGAACAAGCAGGATGGCTTGCTTCGGCAGCATGCCGATAGGTTACTACTACCCTTTCGGAGTGCCCATATGTTTCCAGCTATACAACGCATCCTCCAAAAAAGGCCCGGTCACTCTGAGCTACCAGAGTGACCGGGCCACGCTCGTCTGGCTAGAACTACCCCTCCGACATGCTGCCGATGATGCAGTCCGGCGGGAAGAGAAAGTTACGCGCCCATGCCTGGGACGCGACGGCCTCCTGGCAACAACCCTCGATCTGCTCCAGGAAGCGCGGGAAGTCCTTCACCGCGCCGGCCTCGTCGACGAGGAAGACGGTCTCGTGCGGGGCCTCGGCCCGTGCGACGAGCCGTCCGTTGGGGAGGTGGTCGACGATTTCGAACCGCACTTGGGGGGTGGGGTCCTCGATTGGCTGATGGTGTCCTGACAAAGGGCCCCCTTCAGTTCCGGCTCAGCCGCGTGAGGGCACAACTGAGCCTGCGTGCGAACGACGCCCCCAGGCGGTCACAGCATCATGCCGTGTCCGAACGGCATGCGGTAGATGTGGAGGTGACCAATCCTCATGTGCTGGAACTGCGGCGCCTTGCGAACAGCTCGGCGATCTCGGCGAGCTCCTGCCGGCCAGTCTCGTCGAGCTCGCCCATGCGGTCCACCACGAGGCGCACGGTGCCGTCGTGCGACCACACCGCGTCCTCCTCGACGTCGAGGAACTGCTGGGCGGCTGCTCGGGCGACGGTCTGGTAGGTGAGGCGCAAGCCGCGCGCGAGCGCGGCGAGGCGGTCCCGGCGGGGGATATCCCGCAACTGGCCGTTCTCCAGTCGCGCGATCCACGATGAGGCGAGCGTCTCGTCTCCAGTCGCTGCCGCGAGCTGGGCCATTGAGAGCCCGAGCCCCTCGCGGCGCTCCTTGCACAGGCGGGACAGCTCATCGCGGGTCCGTGTCTCATCAGCCATAACAGCCATCATCCCTCTACTCCCTTGCGTACGTGTCTACCTGGTGGCACTCGCGCCTACTAGAGACGCACTGGTCATCGGTGGCGTTCACTGCACGCCGGGAACGCATTGTCCATCGCAGGGGGGTGGGCGCACCAGAGGCGCATCGAAGCGTGTGACCATGTTCACGCCACTCCTGCACGGGGGCAAGATAGCTATCCCCGGGGAGTAGACATTGCGTCCACTCCCGTGTCAGTCTTATCTCACTCCCGCAGGGGAGTGAATCCACTGGAGGAACGTTGACCGACGCGCCTGCCATGCGCTGGAGGCTCCGGAGCCCGGATCTCCTCAAGACCCTCATGCAGAACACCGGCGACGGCACTCGAACCAGCGCCAGGGACCTCGCCGAACACGCTGGCTGCTACCCCAGCCACATCGGCGAGCTGATGAACGGTGAGCAGAAGACCGCCACCTACGAGCACGCCACCGCGATCAGCCGGCGCCTCGGCGTGGACCTGCTCGTCCTCTGGGTCCCCGACGAGCGGACGGCCAGCGCCCGGCGCGAGCTTCACCTGGCGCAGGTGGCCGGCTGATGGCCGCCGACCTGTTCGAACTCCTCGGGCCCCTCAGCGAGGTGCAGGCACGCCGCCTGGTGCAGCTCATGCGCTTGGGCCCCGACCAGCGCCCGCAGCAGCAGGTTCCGCAGGACACGCCGCAGCAGGACGACGAAGCGGCCTGATTTCGCCCCAACACGTGGGCGGGCCGCCCCGGATTGCGACCCCGGGGGCGACCCAAGCCCACATCCCTCAACCCAGAGAAGGAGGCAGGCCATGAGCCAGCCTACCGAACTCCACTCCCAGGCGGCCGCGCTGGCCTTCCTGGCCGACCTGACCGAGAACGCCATCGCCGCCGGCGCGGTGATGGCGCCGACCTGGAACATCCCGAGCAGCTGCCTGATCAGCGGGTACCTGCGGCCGGCTGACGACGACGCGGACGACACCGCGCTGCGGGCCCTGGAGGAGTGGCGCCAACTGCTCGGCGCGCCCGCCGCGATCAGCTCGCAGGCGTTCATCTCCCCGTCGACCGGTGCCGCGATGACCGAGTGGCGGGTCCAGGCCCGCTGCGGCGAGCTGAGGATCTGGCTGTCGACATCGGTCCCGGCCTCGGTGCGGGCGACGGCGAGCGCGGCCGGGATCGCGGTGGCGGCATGAAGGCCACGTCCCTGGCGGCGCTGCCGCCGGCCGAACTCGGCGTCGAGGCACGCCTGTTCGAAGCGTTCTGTGACCGCTGCGGGAGGAACCCGCTGGACTGGTCGACGCGGACGCGCCGGCAGTACCGCAAGGCGATCCGTCATTGCCGGAAGTGCCACCTGGCTGGTGCCCGATGAGCGCCCGGGAGCCGCTGAGCGCGGCACAGTTGGCCGAGTACCTGGCGCTGGAGGCCGCAGCGACGGCCGGCCCGTGGGTGGCCGATGTCTGGGAGATCTACGCCGGCAGGGTTCACGGTCAGTGGATCGCGGAGACCTGCGAGGCCGGCAACGAGGCTCGCGCCGTGGCGGATGCCCGTTTCATCGCCGAGGCCCGGGAGATGGTGCCGGCGCTGCTGGCCGAGGTCGCCCGGCTGACGTCGGCGCCCGCCCAGATCCTGGCGCAGGCGGAGCGGGTGGTGCGGCAGCAGCAGGGCCGGGGTGCGACGGCGGCGGAGATCGTGCAGGCGCTGGTGGACGCGGCGCTGCTGAAGAGCGAGGTCCGGCCCGGCGTGGAGCCGGCGGCCGAGGCGGTTCGGCTGCGCGCGGCGCTGGCCGAAATCGCCGGCTACTGCCGCAAGGAGCGGTGCGACTTCGAACCGGAGAGCTGCCCGTCCGCTCGGGCTCGGCAGGCGCTGGCGAACGAGGGCGGTGCCCAGTGATCTGGTTCACCGGCGCAGCGGCCGTGTTCGCCGCCTTGTTCTTCGCCGCGCTATACGAGCCGCGTACCCGTCCGGCCCGGCCGAGCTTCCGACCGACGTGCGGGTGCGGATACGGCCGGCCGCCGGGTCAGCACAACGAGCCGGTTGCCCGCCGCGCGCTGGCCCCGTCCCCGGTCATCTTCATCCCCGGCCAGC